CCAACAGCGCGGTTAAGCTCGGGTGAGCGGTATCCGCTGCTGATCAAAATTGGCAAGTTACCCAACAAGCTGCGCACTTGCTCAAGCCCATTGCAAGTGTTTCTGGCGCTTGCTAGCAGGTTGCTTGTGAGTGAGTTGTCAATGTCTCGCCGGTCAGCGGTTTGGCTGGCGACAAATTCTTCGACAGAAAAATGCGGGGTGAGTCTCATTGGTGCTCTCTGCTATGCACAGCCATGCACATGGCGCGGTCTGTCTTGGTGTCAATCTTTGCGTCGATTGAGTCGAGTTTGGTAAACAACGCACGCGCCATCGTCTCGAATTCTTCGCGCTTGATGTACGTCCCTGCAACAAGCACCTCGATAGCTTGCAGCTTGGTGATCAATATCTGATCTGTCGCTTGCAATGCTTTGATAGCGTCCTTTACCGAGTTAAGGTAGTAGCCGCCAAATACACCCAGCAAAATAAATAGGCTGTTGAAAATAGTTTGAGTTGGATCGTTCATTGCTTGCTTTCGTATAAATGCACTTGCCCCGCCCACGATTTGCGACAGTGCTCGGTCATCCAGGGGCGGAAAATAAAGTCAATCACCGGCACAAACACCTTCCCCTGCCACTTGCCCGCAAGGTACAAATCCCACGCCTCGCGCACCTTCTCCAGAAACTTCGGCGAAGAAACTGGGGGCAGGTCTTTGCGTTCATCAGCCATGTAGCAACCTTTCAGACTCTTTGTCGTTCTGCTTAAAGTAGACAAGGGTGAGCCTCATGCAGCCTCCAATGCAGCAAGACGGGCCTCAATACCTGCAGCAATGAACAGGTTTAACTGGTCATAGCGGAATGCATACCGATCACCTGCCCATTGGGTTTGTTCAGTCCATGCCGCCTTGCCCTCTACCGCTTCAACTGCAGCAACAGCAGGGGTAATGACGTTGCCGTCTTCGTCCTTGACTTCTTCAATAGCTTCCACAGCCTCAACCGCTTCAATGACTGGATGCTCGATGAACTGGTCTTCCCACACATCATGACAAATGAAACCGTAGTCAAACGGACTCAGGCCATGTGATTCCATAATCTCAATTGCACGCTGCACTGTCATACCAATATGAGTACGGGCGGCATCCCCCTTGGCTTGCACCGAAGACAAGAACTTGTAGGTGCCTATTTCCTTAGACAGTTGCTTGGCTGCATTGATCTCATTCGGGGTAAGCGCAGAAACTGCAGTCTTCTCGCGTGCGTCCGAGGTGTTGATAGCACCTGTGCCAGCGTAGACAACAGACCAGCGTTTTGCAGCAGTACCTAGCGTTTGAGCGTTATCCGTGCCAGTCAGAACGTGGCCAGAGTTGTTGATGCGCACTCTCTCAGAATCACCGCCCGTATGAAACGTAATGATGCCCGCTGAATTTCTAGCAAGGAAAGCCAGGCCCCCAGTAGTATTCATTGATCCGGTATAGATGCCCGTGGTAGAAGAACGCCCACCACGCGGCATGTCGATGTGCGTTGAACTGCTTGCAAACAGTACAGCAGCCGCTGAATCTGATGCTACAACACTACCTACAAACGCATTGCTTGACGTATTTAGGTTTGTAGCAGATATTTGTAGAGGTCCATTGGTGTCGTTCCTCACACTAAGTTTATCCGCCGGTGTACTAGTCCCAATCCCTACATTCCCAGCGCTGTTGATAACCAGTCTCTTGACCAGCGTGGCCGTCTGACCTGCTACAGTGGAATAACCGTTAGACCAGCTATACACCCCTCCTGCATAGCTAAAACTATTCACCCCAACGTATCCAACTTGTTGGGATTTCCAGTTCGTCCCATCATTATGAAGGTTTATTGCCGTATACAACCTATTTTCAGCCTCAATAGCTGAAAAGAGGTCTCCCAGTTTTAATGCCGCCCACGAAAGTACCCGAGCACTTGGCGTCGTTCCAACTCCTACATTCCCACTAATCGTCACAGTGTCAGTACTGGCATCACCTAGGGTCGTGTTGCCGTCAACCGTCAACGAGGTAAGGTCAGCCACAGAGCCGCCATTGATAACTGGTGATGTCAGCGTCTTGTTAGTTAGTGTCGCAGCAGCCGTGCGCTCTGCTGTGATGTCACTCGTCATCGCCACCGTGCCGTCCTTGTCCGGCATAGTCCAAGTTCTTGCAGCGGTTGCAGTATTGGTCAGAAAACTGGTAAAGGTATTGGCGGCATTTCTCAAATTGAGTTTGAAGAGGGTCAACCCGGCCAAGTTGCCAGAAGTGTCCTTGAACGCAGCAAGCAGCGCGGTCTTGATCGTGGAGAGGCTGAACAGCTTTGCCTGCCCACTCACACTGTCTCTGCCACCGAGTCTGTCGTTGTCTACGATGGTGGCTTTGTCGGCTGAATTGAGCTTGAGCGCATTGGTTTGTACATCAGCGTACCCATTGACCAGCGTAGCTGCTTGTTTTGCCAGATCACGGATATAGCTCTGTGTCGGGACAATGCTGTAGGCTTGGCCTGATGCAGTTGCACCAAGATATGGTTGCCCCAACTCAATAGACGGCAAAGTTACACTGTTAACTACTGTAGTTCCTTGAGCGCAGTTGATCTTTATGATTTCATAAAGCTTGCCATCAGGTGCCTGGACACACTCCCCCACAGCCGCGCCGTTGATGAAGTCTGTGCCTGAACCTATTACGGCAGCCGACCCGTTGGTCAGCGCGATAGTTCCTGTACGGTAATGTGCCATTCAATTGCCCTATCTTGACTGTTGGTTCTGTAATAGAACCATGAGTTAATAATGTGCAATACGGGACGTTCCTACAAAGTCAGCCATCCGTAATTGATGAACGTATTGTCGCAGACAATTGCACCAATTAGAAAAGAATTGATTTATTTATGAAACAGGATATTTAACTGGCAATTTGTGAATTAATCAGGCAATTGATAACGTTGACTATTTAAGCCAAAATCCCAGTCAACTAGATGGTTACTCTACCATTACTGCAACTTCAGCCTACGTTGTTGTCACTACGTCGACGCATCGTTTACACACCTGACGCAGGTGCTGTGGTGATAGGTACATCTTTGGCAATCAAGCCGCTTTCCTTTAGCTTATTTACAGAAAACGCAAACAGTGCATCTGATGTGAAGCCATCTGTATTTTCGGAATACTTGACTACGCTAATTACATCATTTTGTTCAAAATAAATAGCCTGATCACCTGTAGCTGTAATACCTAACCAAAATTTAAACATAATCTTCCTTAGATAAAATTGCTATTTGTGTAGGGACAAGATTACTTGTCACATTTGTGTATGGAAAATTGCTTCCTGAAGTAAGTTCTCCAACTGCTTGTTCCTGCTGGTATGCTGCCATAAGTTGATTCTGAGAAAGAATAAACAAGTTATCGGTATTAGCATCTAAATAACTTGTAAGCACGTCTTTGTAGAAACCGCTTTTATGAAGCACCCATCTAAATTTAACATAACCATTACTAAAAAATGCGGCGCCACGATAAATAGCCCAATTTGTTGTTCTAACACTTGCCCATATAAATGAAGTTACCGGAATCCACTGATACACATCCTTCCATTCACATACATAAGTCCTAATATATTTAAAACCTTCTTTTCTGGTACTGACGGGTTTCCATTCACAGACATTTGTATATACATCTTTATACCCGTTTTCATAATGGTATCCCATTACATATGTATTTTTAGAGTAGTCATAGTACGTTCCGTAAATATACCAGTTTCCCCAAGTACTTACGTATTTCCATACGCAAACTTGTGTATTAACATCTTCGTACCATGAAGTCCAGGTGTATACGTCTTTCCATTCGCATATATAAGTTGACACTGGGCCCCAAATATTTACAAGGGTAGTTCCTGCGCTAACGAGATCAGTTCTTTCAGTTTTGGTTCCGTACAAATGCGCCGCACTGTAGCTAAAACTATTTCCTGGTGCAGACATTGTAACGTTTTCACTAAGCGTGCCTATTGCTTTTAAAGCAAGCATCTTCATGCTTGAAATGTATGTGGGTGATCCGCTTGCATCAAAAAAAGCTAAGCCATATCCACTTGGGCTGGCAGTTAGTGGGGCAAAGATGATCAAGCTACACAGCCCATCACTGAGAATATCTACATAATGGCCACCAGAAACCTTTCGTATAGCCAAAATACTTGCAGCTACATTTTCTGCGCTGTTAATAAAGACAACGGGCATACTACTACAACTAGTAAAAAACGTTCTTACGTTCCCTGCCTGTATGTATTCTGTAACAAACTCATACTTACTGAAGCCTTTATAGTCTGACGAAGCAACTAATCCAGCATCCGACATAATTGCACCACCGTACATGCGCTACCTCACAAACAAATATATTACGCAGGGGGTTCCACCTCCTGAAATACTCACATTAAAGTTTTCATTTTCAACACCGTAAGTTATTGTTGGGAAAGAAATCAAAGCTTGTGCTGAAACATCTGCTTTTTGCGTAATAAACCAAGTCAATATACTGGCAAGCGGGTTTCTGCTAAAAGAATAATTTGCGTCACCAGAAGTATAATTAACACTAGTAAGTAAAGACATTCCTATTAGGGAAGTATTAATGTTATCTGATATAAGTCCATACGTCATGATAGGTTTCCCAGTACCACCCGCCTAACATTATTAGACCAAACTTCGATTTTATCGCTAGTAATTACTAGACGATTAGCTGACCCAGTATCAATTGCGAGCGTTCCCCCAAACGTGGTGTTACCCAGCGTATCGACCTGTAATCCAACGACACCTGCGTCGCTGGTTACAGTCAAACCGCGTGCATTGATGTAGTCTGCCTTAACCTTGCCGTTTTCGACAATGAATGCACCTGTCTCATCACGTAATTTAGTGAAGGTCAGATCTCTAATCACTGCTTCATCAATAAACGTTTCATTATTTACGATAATGAAAGGCTTGCGTTTGTTGGCACTAGTACGACCTACCCAGAACGTATCAACATCAAAACCAGCCTCAACTACTTCGCCATCGTTGTAAACACCAAAACCACCAATCAAACCATCCACTGTCACATTAGCGGTATACCTGGCGCCAATTTGCACCACCTTGCCATCGATAGTTTCAACATCTGTCTGTAGATTAGTTTGTGCAGATACCAGATGCCCATCCAACATACTTTGTAGGGTAGCTCGCTTCTGTGACTCTGCCAGAGTATCTGTTGCAATAACTGAGGCGGCATCCACTAAAGTAGCAGCTGTAATGGCATCCTTGGTACCTATAGTGGCTGCTAGGGCAGTCACTGCAGACGCCAGTGCTTGCGTTGCAGAAGTATTAGCGGTTTGAACATCCAAGATATTGGCAGAATTCTTTTCTACTGTTGCCTTTATGGTATCAACACGAGTAGCCATAGCTAGCCCATTGGCAACACGAACACGTGTTTCCTCATCCAATAGAGCAGCCTTGTCATTAACGACTGCAACCAGGGCTAGTCGTGCCGAGGCTTCAGCGCTCAAACCATCCACAATATCGGTGTGCATTTCCTGCCGAGCCACAGCAATAGTGCCCTGCAGCAGGGTACGGCTGGCTTCCCCATTGAGAATGCTGGTCAACAGAGCATCATCTGTTTCCTTGGACTTAGATACCAAGGTTTGTGTGCTATTTGCACTAGCCTGTAGTAGATCTGCCTGTGTAGTTTGCTCCTCTAGAATGGCAGCCTGAGTCACCAGTAAGCCCGTAACCGGATCATTAACGCTGGATACCGCATCCATGATGGCAGATGTAGTTGCGTTACCTGCATCTGCAAAAGCCGTGTCAAGCCGGTCTATAAAAGCATCGGTTGCCGTAGGAGACAGATCGGGTGTGTATACCCACCCATCTACACCTGCCCACGTATGGGGCTTATTTCCATTGGCCGTGTTGTACCAGGTGTTGCCCACACTTATTTTGGGCAGGTAGGCCGTTGTACCATCTTTGAGAATAATCGGGGTGTAATTAACTACCTGTGCCGGGCCATTGGTATCCGCACCAGTCACTTGTGCCGTACCCGCTTCCCTGAATACCATGCTGGGGCCAAAGTGTGCGAGTAGTGCTGTTTGTGCCTGTGCTGTAGCAGAAGCGGCTGTAGCAGTGGTGCTGTAGTCTCTGACGATGGTGGCGATATCTTTGATAATGCCAGTTGTGGTATCTCCAACCTTAGCATTTAAGACTACATAATCATCGACGATGCTCTGGTCTTTGTTAATACGAGCCATTTGCTCCGTTAGCAATTGCGCCGATGATGCGCCTGGGGATGGTCGGCCAATTGCAACCCAATCTATTTCAAAATAGTCCGTAGCTGTCTGTGCATCGGACAAGGCAATCCTGATCTTATCCACTGTCACAGTCCAGCCAGGGTTCACGGTGATCAAGCCAATGCCGTTGATGTATTCAACCGGAGCTGTAAGTGCAAATGTACGCGTGGGTACATCCCAAGTCGTATCGGCTGCCCCTTGCCACTGAAGCGAGCCGAGAAAGGTCGGTGTACCCACCTTGCGGATTCTCAAACGTATCTGTGAATACTTAGTACCATTGGTTTCAATGCCTGCAGGTGACTCCACATAGGCCCCACTAGCTTGATCTGCGGGGCGAATCCAGCCCATAGTGGCTGTGGGTACGCCATTGCCAGTCCAATTTTCTAATCCACTATCAAAGTACCAAATCTTGACCCAATCAAACTGCTCACCTGCGCCAGCGGACAGGAGTGTGATCTGTTGTGCCAGCGCTTCTTGCTCTGTGACCCGCATCACGCGCTCGTTGTAGAGCAAGCCTTGGGTCAACAAGGCGGGGTCTGTCCCGGTATAGGCACCCCTGAACTGGGCGGCCAACAAGCCTCTTTGAGTAGCTTCCGCATCTATTGCCGTGACGCGGGCTGCAGATTCTGTACTGATAAGGGCCAGCGTACTGGCTTTCTCCGTGTCCAACTTGGCTGCCAACAACAAGCGTTGTGTGGCCTCAGCCGACACCCCATCCACAATGCTTTGCTGCAGATCACTGCGAGCAATCGCCACCGTAGACGCCATGTTCAGCTCGGCATTGTTCACAGCCAGAGCTGCATCCAGGGTCGCATACGCAGCCTGTTGTACCTGTGCTGTCCTGGCAATGGACTCTAATGAGGCGGCCTCGATACGGGCATCGGCCTCAGCAAGGTCTGCGTTTACTAGGTCAACGACATGGCCGGCAATAGCCGAAGCATGTGCATTGAGCGCATCAACCAAGGCAACATTGGCAGCAATCCGTGCCGCTATCTCATCCGCAACCGAAGCAAAAACAGCATCCGTACTAGTCTGCACGCCAATCAATGCAGCTGCAAGGGCAGCATCACCGTTGAGAGCCGTTGTCAAAGCGGTTTGAACCGCCATATCCAGGGCAGAAACTCGTGAGAACTCATTTTTCAGAGCAACGGCCAAGACACCGTTGTCAATCTTGCCCGTCAATTGCTCGATTAGATCCTCTATTAACGGCCTAGCCGTGGCCGATGCCGGACCAATTAATTCCCCCACCGTTCCATTGATGGACACAATTTTGATCCAGTAGTAATACGTGGATCCGTTGTCTAGCTTATCGTAAAAGAAATTCCCGGCTACCACCTGGCGCTCCATTGAGCCATTGAAATTTGGTGTGGGACTCCGATACAGCAAAGTGTGAGCCACCGCAAATGGATTGATTACCGGGTAGGTCCAGGTGACATCAATTCCCCCAAATGCAGGGGTCGCGGTAAGAATTGAATTATTGTCTGGATCCCCGGGTAGTGGTCCAGTCCAGCCCCCAGTTCCACAAACATCGCCACATGTAGCCATTAGATGTGCTCTCAATTAAGTAAAACAATTCAAGCCATTATCCCACCAGAAATGAATTGAATAGGATTAAACTTCGCTTCCCCAATTACAGATGAATTAAGAGGCCTCCTGGCCTAATTGTGGAAAACTGCGTCGTTTTATTAATTTAATAGAAAGTAATACCCGTCAATGACAAATCAACTCCCTACCCCATTACAGGAATACGTCCATAAAAGTCGCTATGCCCGCTGGATTGACAGCAAAAACCGCCGAGAAAACTGGGATGAGACAGTTCAGCGCTACGTAAACTACTTCGGGAATAAATTTCCGGAGCATTACCCCACCAGTGAAGTCTATGAGGCCATTCTGAATCTGCGGGCTATGCCCTCGATGCGAGCGTTGATGACTGCAGGCCCAGCATTAGAGCGTGATCCCATGGCAGGTTACAACTGTGCCTTTGTGGCCATTGACCATCCCAGAGCATTTGACGAAATTTTGTACGTGCTTATGTGTGGCACTGGCATGGGCTTCTCAGTGGAGCGTCAGTTTATTGCCAGCCTACCCATCGTGGGTGCCACTGTGGTAACTAATTCTGAAGGCAAGCACATGGTGAAAACCGTAGATTGCCTAAAGAAAATTGAGCACATGATCGTAGTCAAAGATAGTAAAAGTGGCTGGGCCAGTGCCTTCCGGGAACTTATTGATCACCTGTACACCGGCTGCATCCCCTCCTGGGATGTGAGCCTGGTACGCCCTGCTGGAGCCAAACTGAAGATCTTCGGTGGCCGAGCCAGTGGTCCTCAGCCTCTGGTGGATCTATTCAAGTTTACTGTAGCCACTTTTAAAAATGCTGTGGGTCGCAAACTTACCAGCATTGAATGTCATGACCTGGTGTGCAAGATTGCAGACATTGTGGTTGTCGGAGGCGTGCGCAGGAGCGCACTTATCTCACTAAGCAATCTTAGTGATGACCGGATGCGTTCAGCCAAAAGTGGTAACTGGTTCCCTTTGGAACCTCAGCGTGCCTTGGCCAACAACAGTGCGACGTACACCGAGCGCCCACAAATGGACGTATTCATGAAAGAGTGGCTGGCACTGATCGAATCCAAGTCTGGTGAACGCGGTATCTTCAACCGACAGGCTGCTATCAAAAAAGCCCTGGAAGGTGGACGCCGTGACCCCACCCAAATCGTAGGGGTAAACCCGTGTGCTGAAATCACACTACGCAGCAAGGGAGTCTGTAACCTAACTGAAGTAGTCGTTCGTGCCAAAGACACACTGCTCCAACTTGCAGATAAAGTCCGAATGGCTGTCATTATGGGAACCTTCCAATCCATGTTGACTGATTTCCGTTATGTCCGTGAGGACTGGAAAAAGAATCAGGTTGAGGAGCGTCTGCTAGGCGTTTCTCTCACTGGGATCATGGATCATGAAGTCCTAAGCCAAGTGAATGAGCAAGCAGAATATTGGCTTCAAACGCTGAAGGCTTACGCCATTGATGTTAACAAGGAATGGGCAACCAAGCTGGGCATTAACCAGTCTGTAGCTGTCACCACTGTCAAGCCGAGTGGCACGGTGAGTCAGCTGGTAGACGCAGCCAGTGGTAAACATGAGCGCTACTCGAAGTGGTACATCCGCACCGTTCGTGGTGACAAGAAGGATCCGTTGACCCGGTTAATGATTTCTCAAGGGTTTCCCTATGAAGACGCTATTGGTAAAGAAGAAGCCACAGCCGTATTCAGCTTTCCAGTAGCCAGCCCTAAAGAATCAATTTTCCGCAATGATCGATCTGCCTTAGAACAACTAGAACACTACCTGATGTTTCAAACCCACTGGTCTGAACACAACGTATCCGTCACGATCTATGTGCGTGATCACGAATGGCTCGGTGTAGGGGACTGGGTGTACCGCAACTTCGACCGGATATCTGGAGTTAGCTTTTTGCCACACTCTGATCACGCGTACCAGCAAGCACCGTACACCGAATGTACACAGGAAGAGTTCAACGCGTTACAAGTCAGGATGCCTCAGTTTGACTGGGATGCTTTGGCCGACTTCGAGAAGGACGATACCACCGTAAGCGTTCGTGAATTGGCCTGCAGTGCTGGGGTCTGTGAGGCTCTGTAAAGCAGTATAGAGACTCCTTTCGAGGAGTCTTTTCGACCATACCTACTTATGAAAAACACAAACATGCTCACAAATCAATGTAAAGCAATTGGTTGTACCAACCGCATTTCTGTATCCACAGGTCAGGACTTTTGTTCAGACTGTCAAGAAGACACGCTGACTGTTGTGGTAGCCACACCGGCTGACACAGTAGAGACTATGGGGCTGCAGCTATCACTCAATCTGGAACGTGACCCAGCAGGGCTAGACCAGCATCAAGGCGGCGCCAAGGTTGATGCTGGCAAGGTACGGATGCACCTGATCACTGGAGGTATGGCGCGAGCCATTACCGAGGTGGCCAAGGTGGCAACCTTCGGTGCTGCCAAGTACGTGGACAACGGTTGGATCAGTGTTCCTGATGGCTTCCGTCGCTATGAGGATGCCCAACAACGCCATGCGGCCAAACGCCACATGGATGAGGTAGTTGACACCGATAGCAACTTGCTGCATCTCGCTCATGAGGCTTGGAATTGTTTAGCCAAACTCGACCTATATTTGCGTGAACAAGAGGCGCAGAAACAACAATTACATGTAACTGCCGTCTAAGCCGTCACACATACAAATCAAGCGCCTCCGGGCGCCTTGGCGCAAACCAACAAGGAAATAACCATGAGTCGACAATTCGCCAACGTGTCCGAGGTGCCCCTAGCCCTGGCCGTATTTCTCGCTAGTGATTACTATGATCATGACAGCGATCCTCTCACCATCAGTGCCACCACATTGCTGAAACCATTACGTCAGATCATCCTGCCCACCCGCATTCCAGCCGGTGACGGACTGGTCAATCTGGCCGACATGATGAACTCCCGCATGGGGGTTGCCATCCATGATGGTATCGAGAAGGCCTGGATGACAAACCACAAAGTAGCTATGACAGCGCTGGGCTTACCCAAGCACGTTATTGACCGTGTGAAGGTCAATCCCACGGAAGCAGAACTCACTGAGGACTGCATCCCGATCTACTTAGAACAACGTCTAACTCGTCAGATAGGCAAATGGAAGATCACTGGCAAGTTTGACTTCGTAGGCGAAGGCCGCGTTCAGGACTTTAAGTCCACTTCTGTGTGGACCTATAAGAACCAAGTCAATTCGGAAAAGTATACCCAGCAGGGCAGTATTTATCGCTGGCTTGATCCCCAGAAGATCCATCAAAACGAGATGGACATCCATTACATCTTCACAGACTGGAAGGGTGGAATGCAGAAGACGGATGCCAACTATCCGCCACGCAGGTTCCACAAGCAGTCTTTCCCCCTGTTGTCACTGGCTGAAACTCAGCACTTCATCAGCAACAAAATCAATCTGATCGAAACGTACTGGGATACCCCCGAAGAGGAAATCCCATTGTGTGATGACAGCGAACTATGGCGCAGCGAACCGGTGTTCAAGTACTACAAGAGTGGCGACACCAATAGCAAGCGCAGCACCAAGAACTTCGATACCCGCCAGGAAGCGGTGATCCACATGTCCACTGCAGGTGGTGTGGGTGCGATCAAGGAAGTACCTGGCCAAGTCATGGCTTGCAAGTACTGCCCGTCATTCGCTATCTGTAGCCAAAAAGACCAGCTCATTGCAAGCGGTGATCTGCTGATGAGCTAACCCCTTAACTAAGGAATCAAATGTTGACTTTCGACGAAATGGAATATCACCCAAGTGCTGAAAAGCTGGTGAAAATTCTTTGTGACAAAACCCAAAACGGCAATCCGTTGTTCTTTAGGGTGCTGGTTGGCTACTACTTTAGCCTGGTGTCCTCCATGATGCGGGTGACTATTGCCACACATGACCAAGGAAATGTACCGGTCAATATGTACGCCCTTAACTTGTCCACATCTGGTTCTGGCAAAGGGAAATCTTGCAACATCATTAAAAATCGGGTAATCCACCAGTTTCGTAACCGCTTTATGAATGAGACTATGCAGTTGCTGGCAGAGCAAAATCTTCCAAAACTTGCGATTAAAAGGGCCAATCGTAAAAGTACTGATCCTGATGAGGAATTGATCCGAGTTCAGAAAGAATTTGAGGATATCGGGCCATTGTTATTCACCTTTTCTGAGGCAACAACGCCAGCCATCAAGCAATTACGGCACAAACTCTTGATGGTGGATGCAGGCTCTCTGAACCTGCAGATCGATGAAATTGGTTCCAATTTAATCGGGAGTGACGAGGTACTCAAAGCGTATCTTGAACTGTACGACATGGGCCAGATCGACCCTAAGCTGATCAAGAGTGGCCCTGAAAGTCGACGCTTCGAGGAAATCGTGGGTAATACCCCGACTAACATGCTGCTATTCGGTACCCCTTCCAAGCTGCTTAATGGCGGCAAGACGGAAGAGGAGCTGTACTCGATGTTGGACACAGGCTACGCCCGACGTTGTTTTTTTGGCTATAGCCGAACTAGCAATAACACACTGCATATGACACCGGAAGAAATTTACAACCGTGATATCGATGCAAATAGTGACATCTGGCTGGATGAGTTTGCTGATAAGTTGGAAAACTTGGCTGATGTAATTAATATCAATCGATCACTGGTGGTAAGCAAAGACACTAGTCTGCTGCTGATTGAGTACCGGTTGAAGTGCCAACGTGAAGCCAGTTTCTACCCAGAACACGAGGAAATGAAAAAGGCCGAACATGAGCACCGCTACTTCAAGGCATTGAAGTTAGCAGGGGCTTATGCCTTCATGGATGACTCTCCGGAACTTACGGCTAAACATCTGTACTACGCCATTAAATTGGCGGAAGAATCCGGTGATGCCTTCAGTCGGTTGTTAACCCGTGACAAGCATTATGTCAAGTTGGCCAAGTACATTGCCACAGTAAAGCGTGAGGTGACACATGCTGACTTGACAGAAGACTTGCCATTTTATCGTGGCAATTCGGGTCAAAAACAAGACATGCTAACTCTGGCCATGAGTTGGGGCTACAAGAACAACGTCATTATCAAGAAGTCATTTTCCGATGGGATTGAATTCCTGCGGGGTGAAACCCTTAAGGAAACCGACTTGTCCAAAATGGTGATCAGCTACAGCACGGACATGACGACCGACTACCGCAATGAGCACGCCCCGTTTGACATGCTGCACAAGCTAACCCAGGCACAGGGTTTGCACTGGGTGGCGCATCACTTGAATGGTGGTTACCGCAATGAGGAGAACTGCATTCCAGGCTTTAACCTAGTAGTGATCGACGTAGATGGTGGCTGCAACATTAGCACAGCCAAACTGTTACTGAAGAACTACAAGTTCTTGCTGTACACGACCAAGCGGCACACCGAAGAAGAGAACCGTTTTCGGATCATCCTGCCGATCAACTACGAGCTGGAGATGGACGCCAAGGACTACAAAGAGTTCATGACGCACATCTACGAGTGGCTGCCTTTCGAGGTAGACACGGCGACCAACCAGCGTGCCCGCAAATGGCTATCGAATGATGGCCATTACGAGTACAACGAAGGTGAAGTACTGGACGCCTTGCCCTTCATCCCGAAGACTAGCAAGAACGAGGAGCGCAAAGCGTTGATGAGTTCCCAGCAATCCATGGACAACTTGGAGCGATGGGTGATCAACAACATTGGGGACGGCAACCGCAACAACATGCTTTTGCGTTACGCCATGATCCTGTTGGATGGTGGCTTTGACTTTGAGGGCATCCGTAGCCGGGTAATGCAGCTCAACGAGAAGATCGTAGACAAACTGGAAGAAACCGAAATTATGGGGACTGTGATGGTCACCGTGATGAAGGCAATTTCAAAACGATAACTAGAAGGGAATAGAGATGAACAACTTTGACCAAATCCAACTGGCTAAGGCTGGGCAACAGCTGACAGATATCTGTCACAGCGCAAGTGTGAGTGCTGGCTGGTGGACCAATAGGGATGGCACCAGCTTCAAGGACAACCCGCTGGCATTCAGCAACAAGTTGTGCCTGATTCACAGCGAAATCAGTGAGGCCATGGAGGCTGACCGCAAAGGCCTGATGGACGATAAGCTGCCCCACCGAAGCGGCGTTGAAGTCGAGCTGGCCGATGCGGTAATTCGGATATTTGATTTGGCCGGTGCTTATAGCCTAGACCTGGGAAGTGCGATTGCGGAGAAGATGGCCTTCAACGCCATTCGTCTTGATCACAAACCAGAGAACCGTGCAGCTACAGGAGGCAAGACCTACTGATCTGGTAACAGAAGCAAGTGCCCTCTCGGGCACTTCTGCGAACAATCCAATAAAGGAAATTAATGAGCCAATACAACGACCACCTGGTCTTGCTCTGTGGTAAATCAGCCACCGGAAAATCCGCCTCCCTCATGGGACTGGAGAAACCCGAAGGCGTGATGTACCTCAATTGCGAGGCGGGTAAAAAACTGCCCTTTAAAGCGAAGTTTAAGCAGTTTGTCATTACCGATCCTTTGCAGGTGATCGAGGCATTTGACGCTGCAGAGACGATGCCTGATGTCCATACCATTGTGGTGGACAGCCTGACTTATCTGCTTGATATGTATGAAAGCATCTATGTGCTGCCCTCTACCAACGGGATGAAGGCCTGGAGTGATTTTGCCCAGTTCTTCAAGAATCTGATGCAACAGAACGTGGCCAAGTCCACCAAAAATGTGATCTTCACTGCTCACACCATGGACACGCTCAACGAAAGCGAGATGTTGATGGAAACCAAGGTGCCGGTTAAAGGCTCCTTGAAGAACAACGGCATCGAAAGCTACTTTAGCGCCATCATTACTTCCAAGAAAGTGGCACTAAAGGCATTGAAGGACTACAGCTCCAAGCTGTTGACCATCACCCCAGAAGAAGAAGCACTCGGATTTAAATACGTGTTTCAAACGAAGATCACAAAAGAGACGGTGAACGAGCGTCTGCGTGGTCCCCTAGGGTTGTTCGAGACGAAGGAAACCTTTATCGACAACAACAGCCAGCTGGTCATCGACCGGCTCAAAGAATATTACGCATAAGCGTAATACCTCAAAACTGAAAATAAGGAAATAACAAATGTCCCTACTTGCAAATCTCGCAACTGATGACTCGATTGCCAATGAAAAAGACTCCATCGGTGGCGGTGGTGTCCTGGAATCAGGCCTCTACCCAGCCACTGTGACTCTGGCTTATGTCACGAAATCTCAAGGAGGCGCTACCGGTCTGGTGCTCAAAGCCAAAACCAGCCAAGGACGTGATATCAACCAGACGCTCTGGATGACATCAGGCACCGCCAAAGGCGCCAAGAACTTTTACGAAAAGGATGGCGTCAAGAATTACCTGCCTGGCTTCATCGCTGCTAATGCTCTGGCATTGCTTGCGGTGGGTAAAGATATCTCAGAACTGGATACCGAAACCAAAGTGGTCAACGTATACAGCTTCGAAGCTAAGGCTGAAATCCCGACCAAGGTCGAGATGATCATGGACCTGGTAGGCAAAGAAATCATTATCGGCTTGATCAAGCAGACCGTGGATAAGAACGTCAAGAATGACGCTGGCCTCTATGTTGCTTCAGGTGAAACCCGTGAAGAGAACGAGATCGACAAGTTCTTTCGTGCCTCTGATCGTATGACCACAGCTGAAGTTCGTGCTGCGGCCAATGATCCTGTGTTCTATGACATCTGGGAAACCAAGTGGACCGGACAGGTACGCAATAAAGCCAAGGGCGCCAGTGGGACTGCAGGTGCCCCCAAGGCCATGGCAATGGGTGGTGGGGTCAAGAAACCCACAACCAGTTTGTTTGCCTGAACTGGTGAGTACCAACCTGGGCTGGGTGGTGCAGCAGTACATCCGAGAAATCGGATGGATTGCTGTCACTGCTCCATACCCGTGTCAAGAAGAAGCGGAGGCTGCACTGGCTGCCTGGTATCCCCTGGATCCACCAGCCCGTGTATACGAAGCATTTGATTAACCAACCTGAAAGGAACCATGAACCACATTGCATCACCTGACCATACCGATCCTGGCATTGAACGCCAGATCATCGCCAAGAGGCTCACAGCCCCGCGCGTGACGCCTGCGGACATCGAGGCGAATATCGCCAGCGAGTATTACTTCACAGCGGGCCAGGGTGTCAGCAAGGAAGCTGATAGTCACCCCAGCTACTGCTGGGAGAAGTCGCTCGACCTCCTGACCTTCTGCGTCTTGGTCCTTCGCAACGGCTTCATCGTCACTGGTGAGTCAGCCTGCGCATCCCCTGAGAACTTCGACGCTGAGATTGGCCGCAACATTGCACGGCAGAACGCTGTGCAAAAGGTCTGGCCGCTCCTTGGGTTCCTGCTCAAGGAACAACTCCACCAGGAAGCACCATGACTGGCGCCGTTGAGGCGCAAGCACCTGAAACCGTCGAGATTGCTGATCTGGATCAACTTGTAAAGCTACTTACCGGCTGGCATTCCCAGAAGGTTGCTGTGCTAGAACACATGATCGATCTCCCCGAAGGTACGGAAATGTCGGTGGGTGATTCCCCCGAATCGATTGTCATGACTGGCGATATGCTCGCTGGTTTCAAAGCTGGTCTTGGTCTGGCACTCATAGAGTTGGGCACCTTGCCGTTTCTCTGTGAAGAACCCACCACGGCTAATGGGGCGTAACCTACGCCTCATTGGGTTTGACCCTTCACTGCGTAATTGGGGTCTAGCAGCTGGCTCTTACAACCTGGAAACTAAAAAACTTCTGATCGACAACTTGGCAGTGACGTGCCCCGAACTCTCCAAAGGTAAACAGGTACGTCAAAACAGTCTCGACCTTGAGTCTGCATTCCAGCTCTACCAAAGAGCCGTTGCTTTTGCTGAGGGCGCTCATGCAGTCTTCGTTGAAGTCCCGATTGGATCCCAATCCGCTCGGGCTATGGCTTCATACGGAATCTGTGTGGGCGTCCTTGGGGCACTGAGAGCGAATGGTATTCCCTTCTTCGAGGTGACTCCAACTGAGGTCAAACTTGCTGGTCCTGGCAATAGGACTGCTTCCAAACGAGACATGATTGAGTGGGCAATGGCCAAGCATCCCGAAGCTAATTGGCCCACTTACAAGCAAAACGGTACTATTCTGGTTAGTGAGGCGAAAGCTGAACACCAGGCTGATGCAACGGGTGCTATTTACGCGGGCATATCCTGCAACGCGTTCCAACAACTGTTGCCTTTTATGGCAACGCATTATTAACCAAAGGAACCAATGCAAATTCAACTAAAACAAATGGAAATTGTTGCTGCCCTAAAACAGTACATTACCCAAAAGGGGATTGACCTGACGGGCAAAGAAGTGATCATCACCTTCACCGCAGGGCGCAAGGAAGCAGGCATCACTGCCGACTTAGCAATCGATGACTTCGATATTCCAGGCTTCTCTGAAGCCGAAAAAGAACCCACCAGCTTGACCCTGGTACAAAGCGCTGTTGCAGAATCCCTGACAACAGACGCCATGCCAGAGCCGGTTGCGGCACTGGAACCTGTGCTGGGAACAATTACCAAGTCCGTTAGCCTGTTCAACTGACCAGGCTGAATCGTGGGAGTACTGAAAGGGATCGGCTACCTGATAGCCGCCGTTGCTGTATTCACTGCGCTTTGCTTCGGCGGTTTATTCATTATCATCGCCGGGTTCGCTCTAGGAATCTTTCTCGATGTGGCTGGAGCGGTTTTATTCACCGCTGCCGCCATAAGAGTGTATTTCACTAATAAAAAATAGCGCAGTGACTTGGAATATGACAGCCTGGAAAGACAGGCACTTTCAAGAGAATACCTGTCTGGGTATTCCCTTGAGAGTTTTAACCCGGCAACCCTGCCACCTTGGCAACTGTACCAATCACAGGGGCTGCTGCACCGGTTTGAAATATAGACGCTACACTACTGATAGTAGTCAGTTCATCTACCGTCTGGAAGAACTTGAACGCACCATTGTGTAGCGGGTTGTTGCCGATCTTTGTCCACATGGAACTTTCCTCTAGAACGGTGGGACCTAAGCTCAGGTAACGGGCCAGTATGATCCCGGTAAGTACTCTAGCGGGATTGTCCTTGACCGTCTTAGCCAGCACCTTCTGGATGCGCAGGAAGTACTTAGTAAACAGCGTCAGACCCATATCATCACTATACTGAATGGCACGGTGCATTGGGATGTCATAGTTCACGAAGGCATCACTGGCTTCTTGAATAGCCTCTTCGTGGTTCAACTTACCTTCAGCCTTGTTGACCAAGTGTTGATAAAGAGTATACCGAGCCACGAAGTCCGACAATTGTGTAACATGCCGTAAGCCTTGATACAACGGCGTGTCATGGGCTATGTACACATACTTGGCCACGTTCACAATCGCTGGGTTCAACTCCCCAGTGAATGCTTGGAATTTGCGTGTAGCTGCACTCTTGTAAGAATACAGGTCATCCTCTGGATCCACATCTTCCACGATGGTGGGCATCAGACCACCGGCTATCAGCTTGCCAACTGGGTTGCGAACAATGCTATCTTTGAGTAGCAGTATCTCGCGATCGATCTGAGCACCCTTGCCTTGGGTGTACCCGGTGTCCCGCAACACCTTGAGCCGCTCTAGTTCGGTGATGTCCTTTTGGTAGGCTGTGACACCCTTTAATGCAACTAAGTGATTGCGGAGCATATCAGTCAGTGAAACCCCAGACATGTGAAGCAGCCACATATTGGCTTTGATATTAGCCAGCATGACCACGCCAGACTTCACCACGATGATATCCTTGGTTTCAGCAACTATCTCTTGCCAACCCTTTTCCCCCTGGGCCACACGTAACCCAGCCTTTTGACCGAAGAGTGCTTCCCCAAAATAGACAATCAGCTTCTCCCACTCGGCTCTGGCCTTAGGATCCTTCTGGAACATGGTGGCCAGGGATAGTTTGCGATACCCAAACATGATGTCCAAGTTATCGGCGCGCACCATCATGCCGTTGTAGCCCCATATCTTGCGGATATCACGTTGAGTGTCTTGTGGCAGTAGGTTCCAGATTTCTTGCATCTCTGGATCAGTACTTTTGTCGCCTACCAGCATGTAGCCCTTGGGGTTCAGTGCATAGTCCTTCTGATGGAATTCCTTCAGCGCCTGCACCGCCTTTAGGTTCTGTTCCTGGGTCGTGGCTTTGTCGTAAATCGAGCCAGCAACCGTGCCAATCACCTTGTCAAAGCGGTTGTCTCGTTTGAGCAGGCTATCTTTGGTATTCTCAGACATCAGGTAACGCCACTTGACTGGCTGACCCTGTTGGTCAAATATCGGGGCCATGTAACTGGATTTGACTTGAGACAAATCAGGGACTGGGCCAGCACGGAACAGGTCGTTGATAGCTGCCACTCGATCCTGTGCGATGTTGGCATTGGTTGCGGCATTGGCCAAGCCAGCTACTGTATTGGAGTTCATGTAGCCGTTGTGAATTGAAGAACCCTTGGCCCGCTTGCCGGTATAAGAGAACACCCCTGTGACACGTCGAACCAGGCCACCATCGGACAAGGAGTACAGGTGCTGAACTTCCTGGTTTGGATCAGCCGGATCCAAGGATATTTGGGCACCCTTGACATATCCTTGAGCCACCAGATCAGCGCCTTCCAGCGCATTGGCCGTTGTTACATCAATACGCGGGTCATAGATTTCCGAAGTGTAGCCATGAACCATCTGCGTTGGGTTACCCTGGAACAATCGTGCCAGTGAGTCAGCTTCCAAGTGCTTGTGTAAATCAAGCAGGAACTCGATGCCATTCTCACCATTGCGGCCATTTTCAATGCTGATGATTTCCTTAGCCGAGGCCAGTGCCGTGCTGTCGGAGTAGCGTAGGGCGTACAACGTGACCAACATCTTAATGAGTTTCTCTGCCTGGTTGGCTTGTGCCTCTGTGATTTGTGAAGCCTGGGATGTGCCCAGCATCCGAGAGATCACATAAGAGTTCATCACCAGGAACTTGTCACGAACTTGGCCCGTGGCCTTATACATTCCAAGCACATTAGCTTGCTTGGTGAAATAGGGGCTAAAGCTACCGAATACACCAAGCTGATTTTCAAAGTCGGTGATCGCTGCATCGCGTATCGTTTGGTCACCTATCAGGTGTTCAATCTCAGCCAAACTGTAATGATCCAGCAAGTTGTGTGCCCCCGTGCGCAGGAAGACGGCAGAGACTGCCTTTCTAGCTACCTTGGCCTGATCTGAAGAGCCAGTGAACGCCTTGCCATTGTCAATGAAGGCAGCCATAGCAGACTTACCAAAACCTGTGATTTTGTCTTTGCGAGCACCTTCAGTCATTTTGGCCATGCGAATCATGACTTGAAACAGTTTGTCTTGTCCCTTGTACTCTTGTAATAACGAAGCAAAGATACCTTGTTGCCCTGCAAAGTTTTGTTCCCGCAACTTACGTACATCTTCCAGAAACTGGTCTACCCGATTTCCGGCGATGGTGCGCGTGATACTTCCTGCAGTCCGAACAACTGTGTGGCTGTTGTTCTTGACAAAATCAGAACTGGCTGCAGCCGACACTTTTTCTCGTATTGCTTCCGAGAATTTTTTGACGGCATCTTCCATAGGAACCAGAATCTTGGATTCCACCGGATGTGCCAGTTGGTTTTTCTGCTTGGCTTCGATGTCCACCAACTGGCTCACCAATACAGCAAGCTTCTCGTCTGCGTTTTGGCCTTGGTAGGTGTGCATCAACCGGCTGTGAAAAAATTCCAACACATTCTCAAAAATGGCCTGCAGGCGCTCACCCCAGGTCTTCGCATCTACAGCACGCTTGGCATTTACTTCAGTTGCTCTTTGAAGGATATTGTTGACCTTTTCGTTGGCCAGGCCCAAAGCAGCAAAGCGGGCCAAGTGGTCCAGCCTGTCTCCAGAGGCCTTGCTTAGTTCAAAAAAGAAATCCCACTGTGCCTTGGCGGATGCCTTCTCGGTGGGTGTGGCAATAGCCCAGTCACCAGTATGAAAGTCCCGGCCATCATGGTTCAAGGTACGATACATTTCCATGTACAGTTTGGTCAGATCGTTATAGGCAATCTTGACTCGTGCATCATTGTGGTTCAAGGCAGCCCGTACCGTAGCCTCTACCTGGGAACTGACAAAGGACTCCTGAGCACTGGAGGGAATAGGCCCGGATGCTATCGTCGAGGCAAAGGGTGCCTTGCCGGTATCGAGTGCTTTGAGCCAGACATCCAAAGGACTGCTAGCTTCACTTTTGCGCATGGCTTCTTTAAAAGCACCAAACGGGCCGTGGAGCTTGTCCACGATGCCACCCAACAAACCACGAAGGTGATTATCAAAGGCTTCAGGAAGGGGTGCTGTGGTGTCTGCAAGAGCCTCATGGATATCAAAGGTGCTGTAGGCGTGGATCGCAGCGACCTCTTCCTGCTGTGTTGCCATGGCTAGGTTTCGGGTGCCGACTTGTTCGTTAGCACTTTGTGCCATTAAAGCCGTGACATTGATGATCAAGCTACCCAATCCGTTGGCTGCCTTGGCATCTGTGAAACCCAGCAATCGAGCCAGAGTTCCAACGAATTCCTTTAGGGCAGTAGAGAGTCCCTTGTGTGTCGTGCTTTTTATTGGGGTCTTGGCTAGCAGCTCTTGCTGAAAAGCCCGACTGGTCATTCCGTAGGCCACCAGTTCGTCTACATTGGTCAACGCAGCATCGAATTTTTGGATATCGTTGTCTTTGGCATATTGGCGAGCTTGTTCAAGCAATGCTTCCAACTCTGCCCGGTAAATCTTTCCGGCTGTGGTGGTCAATCGGTAAGCAGTGGCGGCATGAGTCATCTCGTGCAACAGCACTTCCACCTGAATATTCGACTGGGTGAACTCAGTGCCAGTAACATAAATTGCTTCATCCACACCGCTAGCACTATACCAACCTAGTCCTGGTTTATCAGCTAAACCAAGCACATCAGTAGCTTGAGTCTGCGAGGTGACCAAATTGATTGTAAGATTAGGATTCACTGTTTTGGACAACATCTTCAACAACTTCAGGTTGAAGTCACGATTCTTGGCTGTAGGGTCAGTACTCAACTTGCGGTACAGGTACTCGATTACCTGCTTGGCTGTTGCCTTAGGGTTTTCCTTGAAAAACTCCACCAAGTCCGGATCACTCTTATTCGTTGGCGTGCCCAGCTCACCGAACGGACTTTGCTTGACCTGCTTGACCTGTTTGACCAACACATCTTCCTCGATGTCCTTGACCGCCACTGGTAATTCGCCTGTCAGCTCCTTGGCCAACAGAGCCTCGAGTTGGGTGATGGCTTCTGTTTCTTGTTTGGACAGCGCATTCGGCAGCTCTGCCCTGCGGGCAGCTGCCTCTGCGCGGTTCTTGTCTGTGACTGTGTAAGCACCGCCTTGCAGGGCGTATTGGTCGATCGAGGCCATCTGTTCCAGGGCCTGCAGTTTCATATTGTCAGCACGGAAAGCCAATTCGCTAGTATTGTGCATCATGTCATGAACCAAGGTGGTCACGTCGACCTCTTTGTCTGCGGCGAATGCCTTCAGGGCCTTGGCCAGGTTGGTAATCACCATTGGTGGGAGTTTGCCTTCCTGAGCCAAGGCAGCCAAGCCAATCACAGTGCGTGACAAAGAAGCGAACATCTCGCTAACCGGCGAGTAGCGCAACATTGCATCCCAGGTGCTTTCGTTTAGACTTTTTGCTGCTGCCTGGAAACCACCAACCCCGACACCTTTAGCGTCATGGATGTTTAAGGCACCTGATTCACCCATCGAGTTGTGCATGATGGCACTGTCGGTCGAGTGAATAGACATGGGAGCCATGGCCACACCCGGTGCCGTGTCGGCCGACTCATAACCACGGGTCTTAGTTGATGCTGCATTGTTGTCACTGAACTTGGTTCCAAACTTGACTTCACCCTGGTAGGTGGGACGTGTACTCAGCTTATGGTCAGACTTGGCTATATACAGGCCAGCATTTAGTTGCCCACTGTCCTTGGACATCAGTGTGTGCATGACCGGAGCCATGTCTTCAAGTTGCTTACGTAGCAAGGCTTCCTGCTGGGCAGTCAAATCATGAATTGCTTCCCTAGAACCGTCCTTCTTCTCAAGGTAGGCAATGCCAGTACCAGGTTCTTTGACTTCGGCAGCGATCAGCTGTTCAATCATCTGCTCCCGCAGACCGGTATAGACCGCGTTGTATAGCTCGAATGTGATCTGGGCTGCCTGGTTGAATTCCTGGCGTTGCTGGATGAATACCTCAAAGTCCTGCTGCATCGTCTGACCGACTGCCTTGCCTAACGTGTTCTTGAAAGCCCATTTCAGGGCATCAATCTGTTCTGGCTTGAACTCCAGTTTCATGAGCTGATCCACAGTCAGGTTTGTGGCAATTCTCTGTACTCCCTTGGACTGGCTCAGGAGTAGGTTGATACTTGTGATCACTGTGCCCCGATCACCCTTGCCTGCTGCCAGGTCTTCGATCCCGGCATGAATGGACTCAACGAACTTGTTGGCCATGCTTTCCACAGCCGAACCAACGGAGGAACCGAAGACCATCGCGGTCAGGGGTGTTTTGATGATGTTCCGGCCAGCCTTCTGGACCACGTTGTCCTTATCGGCCAGAGTGCCGGTGAAACTGTAAATGGCCGCCATTACCTGCTTGACACGGGCGCTTTCCATGATTTTGCCCTTGCCAATGACAACACCCTGGTTGATGAAGACCTGTACGGCCTGGGTCATGTGCAGGGCGGTGTTCTCGTATAGGTCAAAGTGACCCTCGGCGCTACGCCACAGGTTGTACTGACTGTGCTCGTTACCGACCTGGTAGAAACCACCACGGTTTAGCAGGCCAAACAGATCAGCAACAGAGGTTGCAGCACCCATCAGCAGGTGCGACAGCATCGGTCCATTGGTAACACCGTCGACCTCACCGACCATCTGGACAGTGAAACTGTCCTGTTTTTGTGCGAACTGCTCATGTGCCAACGCCATCAGAGCATCGAGCGAGTGCATCTTTTCACCACCTGCTCTGACACCGGCCAGCAAGGTAGCTTGCTTGGCAGTGGTCATGTCTTCACCGCGTAGCATCTGAACCAGGACTTCCACGGCAGCCTTGATCTCCGGAGTAGATGTCTTCTGTGCAAAGACAATCAGAGAGTTTTCATTGGCTTGTTTGTCTGTCTTGACGCCAAGACCCTCGGCCACCCTCAGCTGGAAGGCTTCCATTTGGGCTAGGTCATTGCGTGCAATCTTGGTTTCCCAAGACTGGCGATAAAGCATGTGCCGGTGGATCTTGCTGGCCTGCGGATTGACCACATTGGTGGCAATGCCCACTCGCTGCTGTTTCCATACCATGTGCTCAAAAAACAATGCTGCTGTCGTATCCACCATGCCACTGACGAAACCCTTGATTCGGTCAAGCTCACGGGCCAGACTATCATTGGTAGCTTGGACACTGGCAATGTTGACGATCTGCTTACCTTCCAAGTCTTCAGCACCGGCAATTGCCAGCATGGTGTCATCGTCGAGCTGGTTCACCAGTTGCCACATGTCCTGGCGTATATAACTGGGCACCGCATTTTCATGGGCCATGATCTCGACCAGCTTGCTGGGCACACCTTGATTGGTATTCTTGGTTTTGGTCTGCTCGTAAGGAATCGCTTCGAGGCTTGGCTCCTTGAGGGCCGACTCAACCGAGAACATTTTGTCCAGCACACCTTGGGTACCTTTACTGTCCTGGTAAATTGACGCTGCTGATGGCAATAAACCATGTTCTGCATTCCGAGCCAGACGCAGGAACTGAAATGAGACATTAGAGTCTGTTTTGCTGTTGCCGCTAAGGCGAGCCATGACTGCACCAGGAACTGTGACCCGTTCCAGGATCCCCTGATCCATCAACATCTTGAAGATGTGAGCACCGAGTTGGCTCTCCAGTCGCGGTGCCAGATCGGACGGTGCCCCCTTGATTGCCTTCAGGCCCAAGGCCTGTACTGCACGCTGACCTAGTGCATTGGCCACTACGTTCTGGCGTGTGCCTACTAAAGCCAGCGCTTTAGTCTCCTCCTTGGAGACGATGTGGCTTTCTTCCCGATCGAGAATCGCATTGATTTCCTCTGGTGTATTGAAGCGCGAGCGGGATGCGTTCTCAGCAATCCAGCTGAATGCCGCATAACTCATCGCTGTCTTGAGGTTTTCCTCCAGACTTACACCAGACTCAGTTCTTGTCATCAAAAACTGCATCATGTCGGTGTAGTAAAAATCAGGATTCCTGGTCTTGTCCAGATTCTTCTCAAAGGTGTCCTGCCAGCTCACTGCAGCATCCTTGAAAGTTTTTAGCACAGTACGCTGTGCATCAGTCAACTCAGTGATACTCAGGTACTGCAGCGCAGTCTTGAAGCTCAGCTGACTCAGAAAGTCCTTGACTGCAACCAATGGCCGAAGAGTCTTGTCCCCATCTCGTCCAGGAGTTTGGCTGAAAAAGTCAGCCATCAGCTTACGAGCCTTGAATACTGTCCCCTCCGGGGACTTCTGTGCCAGGGCTGACAGTGCGCCAGCATTCTCAACCACTGGAGTAGTTGATTCAGTTTTGGTTGACTGGTCCTGTTCTACAGTAGAATCCACTTTAGTGGGAGTCTCTGTAGTTTTCTCAGTTGACTCAGCATTCTGAGTAACTTCAGTATTCACAGAAGAGGCGTGAGCCTCTTCATTCACTGCAGTCTTCTCAACCAACTCAGTTGGTTTCTTACCTGGAAACACGAACTCATCGGGACGGTTGTGCCCTTTGGCAGCATATTGCCCCACCACTTCAGAAGGCAGCGTGACTTCCGTGACGACGCCATAGCTTTCAGCCTTAGCCCGATCGGTTGTCCACCACTGACCATTCGTGTCATTGGCCGCACTCTCACCGCGATACAGGGTGATGAGATCGCCCTTCTTCATGGTGTCCCAGTTCTTTACCCCGCCCGCTTTCCCGACATCTGTTCCCACCACTGCAACAGGTTTGACATTGGTAGCGCCAGCACTCTGAGTGGCAATGTTGCTTCCACCCGAAGCCGCAACTTGTTCTGCCGGAGATGAAGCAGTGGTTTGTGTTCCCGATCCTTGTTGTGCTTGGTTCTGGACATGGTTAACTCCTGTATTGAACTTCAGGTCATAGGTAGCTCTGAGTTCGATGGCCACATCGTTCAAGGCAGCTGCTTCACTAGTAATGGCAGTAACCAAGTTGCCTGAATTAACTACCCGGCCACCATCTTTCTTCTGTTCTTTGGTAAGCACTTGACCTCGTGTGCCTGCCACCCATTGACCAGCCACTTTCAAGATCGGAGTACCTAATCCCTGGGCAATTGCAGTCTTGGCTGCTTCTGCCTTGGCTTGATGGGCTAAAGCGAACTTGTCGATGCTGGCTAGTTCCCTCTGAGCCTTGTTTTCTTGGCCAGAGGTTACTGCCTGGGTCATCCCTTGGCGGTACTGCAGGACACCCTTGTTGCCATATTGCCCAAAATAAATGTCTTTGGCCACATGGCTCTGGCGCAGCGTCGGATCTGATTCCTGTGCGCGTGCAAAAGCACTCAGATAAGCTCGCTGTGGGGGCGTCAGTGCGTTTGTTTCATCAGCAGCCAGCTTTGCTATTACCTTGGCGTCAAGGCGTTCAGGGCTAACCATGGCCAGGTTGATGACGCGCTCTGCAGACGCGGCCACGCTGGCCGCGTCAGCCGCCTGCGCGTCTTTGCTTGCTGTGGTATCCACTGGCTTGCTGATATTGGCGATGTGCTCGTCGATCGACTCGTTGGTTTGAACCATACGTCCAAGTTCGGCCTGGCTTGTTCTTGCCTGTACGAGTTGGCCCTCTATCTGGCTCAATCGGGTCTGGTAGCCCCGAATTTCTGCCTTGGTAAGCGGTTTCGCTGCGATGGCCTCTTCCTGGGCCTGAATGACGGCCTGGTACTGCTCGATCTTGGCCGTGTCGGCCGGGTCAACAGCCGCCATACTGGTCTTTAGGTCATCTAGTTCGGCTTGCTTTTCTTCTGGCGTTGCCAATATAGCTTTGGCCGCATCACGTTGTGTTTCCAGGTCGGCAACGATTTCGGCTGCCTTGGTGACATTCACCTGCTTTTGCTCTGGCGTTGTCGTCTCTTGTTGGCTATGGCCAACCAAGGCAGCAACGGCCATGCCAGGGTCATAGAAGGGATGCTTCGGATCAAGTAGGGCACTAACATCCCCAGAGATGATCGCTGCTTTTTGGACCTTAGCTTGCTCAGGAGAAGTCTCGATGCCTGCTCTGGGACCATTGGCTTGGGTTGCCAGTTTGGCAATCTCGTGCGTGGCGCGACCACCGCCAGACAAACCAGCACCAGAAGCCGCACCAATAACGCCTGCTGTGAATATCTCCGCCCCAGTAGCAGGTTTCCCTGTAATCTGTCCTTCAGCGAATTGTTGATAAGCCTCAGTAGGCCCCTCTGATACCAGCCCTTCAGCCACCGCACCGGTTGTATATTTTAAAGCTGTTTTGAGTGAAGCACGCACAGCGTCATTAGCTGCTTTACCAGTCAGCTTAGTAGCAGCTAAACCAATCTTGTCACCCAACTGTTCTGATGCGGCATGGCTTGCTGCATACAGTGCCATCTTTTGGCGGTCTTCTTCTGGAGGTAAAGCACCATTATTATTGGCTTGATAGCTCTGAATACCTTCGTTGTAAATGTTTGCCGCGTTGGCAATGTTATCGGTCAACTGGGCCAAGCGACCCGCATTACCGGCGGCTCCGAGGAACAACTGAGGCGCGTTCTCTGTTATGTATTCAACTGTGGCTTGCTTGTTATTCAGAACTGCACTACCAGCACCGAGTAGAAGCTTGGCTACACCGGCTGTAATGTTAGCAGCACCTTCCAATTTGTCCCCAGACTTAAAGGCATCCCACCCTTGAGTAACCTGTGAAGTATTCGTGTTGTATACCCCAAGCAGATCACTATTGAACTGGTCACGGTCACCCTGATGCACGATAGAACTAGCATCTATAGCTTCCGTGATCGTGCGGCTGATATCCCGTGCCTTGTTCATCTCTTTCCAGATGCTCAAAGGTGTTGGTGAATTAGGATTCGAGTCAGCCATGGCTTGGGCACGCTCATTCGCATGAGCTTGTGCTAGGTCACGCGGCATATTAGGTGTCGGTGCGACAGTAGGTGCCACCTTGCGGTTAAGCTGGATCAAGTCTGCCGGAGTGGCTTGGCCTTTTTCATGCCGAGCCAAAGCTGCTATGTCAGACTCAGACAGGTTAGCCTGGTTGATCCCGGCTACCAGGCTAAAGGGTGCCGATTCCAGGCGCCCAGCAACACCTATCGTGCCAGCGTAGAGTGAGGCCGCCAGATTGGTGGCCTTGCCCGTTGGGCTAGCTGGATCCAAGCTCAACTGACCACTCCAGGATTTGCTATTGGCTGCTTCCCGTTGTGTCGAAATTGCCGACATCTCGGCTAATTGACGTACCTTCTCTTCAGAGGCATTTCGTAATTGCAGGTATTTGTCCCCAATAGGATCTGGCCCGTCTTGTACCGCTATTGCATTGCTACGTTGAGCAAAATAGTCATCAACATTGAATTCAGCCATTTAATATCCTATTGAATTACGGACGATTTTAATAGCCAAATTGAAAAAGGGAGCTATTTGCTCCCTTTTCAATTGAATTAAACCGCAATTACTTCTTGAATTGCAAAGCCCCAGGTATTGGCAACGGAAGTTCTTCGGCCTTGCGTATCTTCTGTAATTGCCCCACCAAGTCCAGCTTGGTCAGCTCCGATGCTCCTTTTTGAGCTTCCGGACTGTCTGCCCAGCTCTTAAGGGCGTTGTCGATTTCCTCCTGCATACCCGACTTGCCGATACCGAACCAACCACCACGAGTGTTGTGCCACTTCTTGTTGATGCCTGAAATAAGTACTTGGATCTGATCACCGGTAGGCAGGACTCTGGTTGTGACAGGATTACCACTGCTGTCCAGAAGCGGCTTTCCATCAGCACCCTTCTGCGTAACTTTGATGCCACCATTCTTGAGGAAGTCACCAAGACGTTCTTTGTATATTTCGGAACGGGCTGAGTCCTTGGGCACAACACTGTCGATAGCGGCAAGACCCTCTTTCAGCAAGGGCCCAACACTGCCCGGTTCGGTTTTCACACCGTACTGGTTCTCGATCATTGCTGTTGCCGAATCACGCTTGGCAATCGAAGCATTGAAGGCCGATAAGTCATTGCCAATCGGTGCTATTGCCCCGGTGCCCAGTGAGAAGTCCAACCCCTGTGCCACTCGTGCGATGTGCGAGACGTTGTAGCCCTTGTCCTTGAGCTGCTGCAGCAAGGTTGCTTTGGCTTTGGTGTCTCCTGTTTCAAGAATATCCAGTGTTGGCAAACCTTTGGTAATCAGAATGTCGTTGAAGGCTTTCTTCTTCGTGGAATCCATCTGGTCAAGGGCCAAAGTTCCATCACGGTTCATGGGAACCACACCTGGCCCAAGACCCAAGGCTACCGCTGTGATGGCATCCCTGGCACTGCCAGACGTTTTCTGGTAATTCTGAACGAAGGTATTGACATCAGCATCCACGGCACGACCCTGTGCAACCTCCTTGAGACGGGCTGCATCTTCCTGTGCAGTCGATCTCGCATTGGCATCAGTAATGGGTTGCAACGTACCAATCAGTGTTGCTGCATTACGTGCATTCTTGGCCGTCTCAAGTGCTGTAGCACTTGTGATGGGTTCTAACCGCGTTTTCTGTTCCAACGCTATCCTGTCCAAATTTCTTTGGAGAGGTGCGTTGTTAGCAGTAGCCTCTGCATTGGCCAATGCAACAGGGGCATTAACCTGATTTACAGCGAAAGTATTAGCTGCCCCGACTTGTTCTTGCAAGGAAGTAAGCCGGGCATCAGCCGCACCCCTTACTGCGGCCTGGTTCCGTGGATCCAGTGCGGCGATGCGTTGATCCAGCACACCCGAGAGGCGTGCCGTATTGAGTTCTTCAGGAGTCTTGTAACCCTGGATTGTGTTGAGATAATTCTCGGCTTCTGCATTTCTGGCTCGATCCGCCACACCTTGGTTGACCCCTTGACGATCAGCAATGACTTTACTCAGAATATCAAAGCCATCACGAATACCTTGTTGAGCACCACCTAATTCCTGACCAATACTGCGTGATGTTGGCGCATTAATGTTTTGCCATGTGATGACGCTCATTATTTGACTCCGTATTTCGACATATAGTCGCTGGGCGACTGATAGGCTCCAGAATTTGAAGCCACGCGTGCACGCTGACGGTCTTCCAGATTGGAGTTTGTCATCCGTTTCTGAGCGTCATACTGCATCTGAAACTGCTGTTTGTTGTTGGCCAGAGTGTCCTTGGCCAGACCATATTGCTGTAAACCTAGGTAGGTCGACGCAAGACCACTGGCTGCACCTAGAGCCATACCACCCCAGCCTGGTGCTTCTTTGGTACCCATGGCACTTTTAAGCCAGTCCATGATGCCGTTACCATTCGAAGCAGTAGATCCACTAACAGACCCCAGTTTTTTTAGTGCTTCTGAAGTAAAGTCCACTTTTGTAATAGAGGGATCCATACTCATTTGGGGAAGAAATGGGCTACTTGATTGCGCAGGAACCCCGTAGTTACCCAGGGAACTGAATTGCTGCAGCGGGTCGACATACCCAACCTGTTCCCACGGTCGTGGCATCGATGCGGAAGGCATACCGTTTTCAAAGTTATAACTCATAGGAATTACCCCTCTATTGTTTCATCCAGCTTTGGAAGTGTGAGGGCGGTATCCACGTAATAGGAAATTGCGCCAATACCTAATACCCCGATATTACCGGAGTGTATGGTTCTATTGTAATAGTCATCCGGCTTTTCACCGAATATAACAAAAGGATTAAGCCAATTATTGTGCTCTAGCAGCTTATTAGCTGCTTCTAATGCTTTGGTAGCCTCATCTTTGAATAGATTAAATGACGTAGTTTCCTCAATCAATTCACCATATAACTCTTGTATTTCAGATTTAATTCCATTAGTTAAGCCGGAAGATACCTGTAGCAGCGTCGTTGCCCAAGGAGCGCCTGCTACAGAACCCGCTTCAAGGATCTGATAGGCTCCCATGGCTGCGGCAACGACAGCAAAGAGGATGGCAATATCAGCACCCACGGCTTTGGCAAATATCTTGAAGGCCATTCCCAGAAGAAAGCCAATGAGCAAGTGCTCCAGGACTGCCATGACTGCCGCTGTGATGAGTACGGTACTACCAGAAGCAACTGCAGCCATTAGGCTAGCCATGGGGCCTGTAGCTGAACCAAAAGAAGCAATGATGACCACGATGGCAGCTATTTGCAGCAAGTCCCCAAACCACCCTTGTTGATACCATGCCAGCACGACTACGGTTCGGCTATTGAAAACGTAATGCAGTGATCGAGCATAGAGCGTTTCCCGGTCGGAGATCGAGTATGTGTGAGTAATTGAGCGATCTAAAGGAATTAATAAAATTGCATCTAGTTCATCACCTGTGGTGAAGTATCCGCCAAAGATGTAGTACAGCATCCGTAGGTCTGAGACTTGTATCTCGGCATATAGATTAGTGCTGATCTGGCGTCGGTAATAGTGTTGAGGCACTGAAATCTGATGTGTGACATCCTTGTTGGTTTCGGAGTCAATGTAATGCTGTGCTACCAAAGTCGTGAAGAAGCCGCTATCGTGGCTGCCAATCGCACCAATGCTGCCTACAACCAACTTCTTAAAAATGCCACCATGACTCAAGACCATCTTGAATCTAGCATCTTGGATAATTAAACTGGTTCTAGCAGTACTGGTGTTGCCCCATAGAGCAGCCGACATTTCTGCCTGTGTCGGGGAGATGAATTGGTTACCATCTGCTTGAAACATAGCTTCAAAAAATGAGAATAGGTAACGGCGCTCAAGCTCATTAGTCGTATTGGCTGGTACTGCCAGGGTCATCATTGCCTGCTCTACATCGGTAATACCCGGGTTCTCATCAATGGCAGTAGCCACTGTGTCATAGTCAATCCCAAGATACTTGACCAGCTTCTTGGAAGTTTTGTAGCGGGTTGTAGTTTTGTCTGCAACTTCGGACCGTTTGTTGTAGCGAAAATACGTGAATGGAAAAAATGTCCCATTGGTCTGGGGCTCTGTAATGAACACAGCATCTAAAGCAGGATAGGTACCTAGATTGTCCTGGTACATCCAGTATTTAATTAATCCATTAACGCTGTACTTGACATGAAAATAGTCAGCTGCAGAGTCATAGCCTGTCAGGTTAATATTGAAACTGGCTTTCATGATCGTATCTGACTCTTCTGGAGAATTATTGGGTGCAACCCAGACGTAATCCACTCGCACATAAGCTTCAGTAGCAGCCGAATCAAATAGAACAGGTGTTGGGGCACGCAAATTGCCTGCTAGACCTTGATAGGGGCGCTCTGGGGTGTAGCCAGCTGTTGCCGGAATACCCCATTGAGCCAGTGCATCTGCTGTATAGGTTGTCCTTGCAGCTGCAGGAACTATCACAGTCATGTTATCCAAATAGACAGGCAATCTCTTTGCAGTTGTCAAGATTGCTAGTTGATTATTGGCGGGGTTATAGCCATGCTCCTTCAGGAGCTTTAGCCACCCAATATGCAACTTGTTCGGCGGTCCATAGTGACAATATAGGGGCAAGATAGTAACCCCTTCTAGGGAGGTCAGCACATCTGTGGCTTCTGCCATCCCCAAAGTGTTAGTCTTAAATTGGCCCGAGGGTAAACCATGGGTATACGTGGTACGGGCGTATTCATACATCCTATCTGCCCGTATTCCAATGCTACCTATCATTTCCTCCACTGCATACTCAGGGATCCCCCCATCAGCAAAGATGGCCTTGATGACGCCAGTCTTAATAGCGTCGGGTAACCCCGTGTCTGGAATAACCCGTGACACCGTGGTACTTACATAGGTTCTAATCTCATCGCTAAACAGGCCCACGCTGATCCTTTATGAATAAAAAGGGGAGCAGTTAGCTCCCCCTGATTCGTGCCGGTTGACGAGTTATGCGCCCACCCCAGCAAGAAGCTTGGTCACTGCACGCCCAACCGCTGCATCATTGAGGTTGTTAGTGGCATCTGCCACTGTGCCTTCATCCGTGGTTCGGCGCATGCTCCAGGAGTCAACCATGACCTTGGCCACCTTCTGTTCAGCGTCGCGTGTGAAGCCAGCGGTCTGTGCCCCATAAAGAGCTTTTTGCTTACCAACCACACTGTCAGCATCTACACCCAAGGCTGTGGTTTGTGCTTTCTCGGTCACCACTTTCTGCAACAGCAGATTGGTTTCCTGAGAGGTCTTGTCCTTGGTCAGCATCAACAGATCAAATTCAGCATCGAGTTTGCACTTCTGACCAATCAAGACTTGTCGTTCTTTCTCAAAATTACCAGAAAGAGTTGGATCCGTAGGATGTATAAAGTTACGCAAAACCTCTGTCTGAAGCTGTTCGTTAATCAATGCTGTTTTAGCAGCAACGGACAGTGCTTCTGCTACCAGGTTCAAAGTTTGCTGTGTGACCTGTGCTTTTTGGGCATCGATCATCAAACCTTGTTTTGGAATATTCAATGCCTCAGCAGCTAGGTTGCTGGTTTGCTGTTCAATCTGAGCAGTCTTGGCAATAGTACCGAAGTTCTCGGAAACCAGGTTAATGGTTTGTCGTTCAACCTGGACCTTTTGGGCATCTACCAACAGCCCCTGTTTGGGAATGTTGATAGCTTCAGCGATCAGGTTGGTCGTTTGTTGACCAGTCTGCTCTGTTTTAGCCACAATTCCTAAGTTTTCTGAGACTAGGTTCGTTGTTTGTTGGGTGGTCTGAGCTTTCTGGGCATCCAATACCAAACCTTGTTTGGGTATATTCAATGCCTCAGCGGCCAAATTCAGCTTTTGTTGTGTGACCAGCTCACCTTGGATTAGGGCATTTGCCGTTTCCTGCGCCAGTTTGGTGCGTTGTGCTGTAGCAGTCAACAACTCATCGACCAGGTTTATCTTTTGCTGGCCGATCAATAAGGTCTGCATTTCGAGCTGGGCGATCTCAGCCGGAACCTTCAAGGCGTTGGCTTGAATGATGGCCAGCTCGGCTACTAGGTTGACTTGCTGTTGTTCTGCCAGTGCAGTTTGTGCCTTAATCTGGGCGACTTCAGCATTGGCCTTGATAACTTCTACCTGAGCTAGCAGGATTTGCTGCTCGACCAGTTGCGCTTTAAGCGACGTTTCATCTTTTGAGAGCAGGAACTGGGTGGCAGTTTGCAGGATCTGGGTCAATGAGCCCAGATAGACCGTGGCGTACTCTGGCCCTTTGATGCGATTCTTTGTGAACTCGGCCTCAAGGTGTGCTTTGTTGGCTCGCATCAGGACATCAAAGACGCCCATCCCATCTAGGGTGGCGCCAGTGAGGTCAGCTAGGGTAACAGGAGTAATAGTCATGGTTTTGTCTGGGTTGGTTCAGAGATTAGTCAATCGCCTTGGCAATGGCCTGGCGTTGAGCCAGATCAGCCAGTTCCACCGCCGTCAGTTGTGGCAACACTTCAATAGCGAACTCACGGATCAGTTTGCCCCTGCGTACCTTGTTCCCACGAGAATCTGTCACCGTGGTGAACACTTGGCATTGACGCTCGCGCAATTGTTCATACATGATGTAGGGCACATGCCAGCCTTCATCGGTATTGAAGGGTACGTATTTCTTGACCGAGCCAATCACAGAATTGCCAATCGTGAAAATTTCACCTTCCCATTCGGATTTAGCAGGGTTCATGCAGGTCACCCGAATACGGATCAGACGCAGTGCATCTTGTTTCATGCGAACACGCTTTTGGCTTTCCGTCTCAGGGACGATAGCTTCAGGTGCCAAAGATGCAGGCGGGGTATCTACCGGAGGGGCAGTATCAGCAACTGCAGCAGCCACCTTTTCACGCAGCTTTTCAAGCCCAATCGAGGGATGGAAGCCAATACCGAGCAATTGAGCTCGTGCTTTGAGGGTAGTCATCTCATCCTGAACCAGGACTTCTTCGTTATCAGTAGACATTGCGGGTTTCCTTGGGAATTACAGAAAAGGAGAGTAGGCCGAAGCCTACTCCCTCATATGCCTTTTACAGCTTGGCAACAGTTTTGATAAGGCCGATACGCTCAGGGCGCAGGCACATAAAGCCGTAGTACCACTTGATAGACATGAAGCCCATTTCGCCGTAAGGATCGTTCCGATCGGCCGTCGCTTCACCCGGTGCCTTGTGCGTGATTTTGAACTTCACAGACTTGCCATCGGTTTGGAAACCAATAGTCGTGAAAGACTCATCACCAACCACCAGGATCGGGAACACGTCATACCGGCCACCCGTTTCGTAGCAGGTTGCAGTTGCAGTAGCGTCACCACCAGCACCAGCCCACTTCATCATCTCGGGAACCACGACCAGACGAAGCTGATCGACCGCACCGACTTCACCCAAGACGGTGTTGCCAGCATCAGCATACTTTTCAATCGAGACGAATGCCGCGTTGTTGTGCAGATCCTTCATGGCCTTGAAGGTTGGCAACAGTTCCGAGCCCATGTAAGCAATGCGGGCCGCGTTGATGGTCTTGGTGTCCACCATGCGCGAACCAGCAATCACCTTGGTGCCCTTGGGCGTGCGGTTGTTGTCTAGATCGATCGACAGGTGCATCAGATCGCTGTAGCTGACCACATCGGTATCCGTCACCGTAGCATTGGACGTAGCCGAACCAGCGTACTTGATCACACCAGCTGCGTTAATCAAGTCAATCTGCAGCGCGTCTTCAGTGATCTCATTGGCACCGAGAACCATCTCACGGTTGATGTGCTGGGTCAGTTCAGCGTCGGTATCGAAGTCCACAGATTCTTGTGTGTACTCGTCAAAGAAACCAAATTTCTCGAAAGTGCCTTCAATTTCTTTGCGCTTGAAACCAACACGGTTGACGCGACCACCTGTTTCGGACAGCACCGGCAGTTTGCCCGGAATAGAGCCGATGTCCTTGGACGAGCCATACATGTTGCCTGCACCTTGACGTGAACTAGCACCGACATTCAGAGCTACGATTGCGTTGGCTTTAGCTACAGTCGCAACCTTGAACACCAGGCTACCTGTGACAGTAACTGTGGCCAGACCTGCACCACCACTTTCAGCAGCACCTGCAACTGCGGTCACACCATCCAAGTTATCTTGAATAGCAGCGACAGCACCAGCAGCAGCTCCATTGGCTACAGTTAGAACTGAACGCGGCAGTGTGACAAAGTACTGGGTACCAGTAATAGTCACACCAGCAGCATCAAGACCTTGGTCATTCAGATTGGCGTCATCCATCAAGGGCAGATAATGAAAACGCTTAATCTTCTTGCCCATATTCTTGGGCATAGAGGTCACGTCAGCCAATTGGCTGAAGAATTGCAGCTTGGCTGCCTCGATAAGCGCCTTCTTTTGGTAGAAGAAGTCAACAAGTTGGTTACCGATGCTTGATGCGACGGTACCGGGAGAGTTAAATTGTTGTCCCATGATTATTCCTTTAGGTTTGTCCCGGATTACCGGAACTTGTCAGCAGAGAGCTTGTTAAACTCCGCGTCCGATAAAGCCAAGGGGTTGAAATCCTTGTCTACGGTACTCGGGGCAACAGGCTTGGAGGAGCTTGCAGCTCGCCTTTTTTCATTCAGTGTGTCGTCTTCGACCTTCTTCGGTTTCGGTTGCACAATCACTGGCACTGTGGCGTTTTTCCCCTGGGAGCTACCCAAGTGGTTAAAACCACCTCGCGCCTGGAGTGCGTCACCGACTTGCCGGTAGGCTTCGATGTCTGACAGACCATTCAAGCGACCAAACACGCGCTCGCGCTCAACCTCTTTACTGATCAGGTCGTAAATCCCACTTTCAACATGGGAGTTGATGACCTTCAACAGCTGAGGTGAACCAGCGATCACCTGTTTGCTTGCACCGTCCCACTCCTTGCTGACAATGGCGAGGGTCCGGTTGTACGTTGGTGTGCTTTGGAGGTCGTCCAGCACCGTATCCAGTTCCATCTCGCGCTCGTCAACCGTGTGAATTTTCGGTTTGTATTCGCCCGCTTTCTCAGCGTCAAAATCCATTGGATTTAGACCACTGTCTTGCACTAGCTTGTTGATTGCGTCCGGGCTTTTCTTGTCCAGATCGATCAACCAGCTAATCTTCTCTTCACTTAAGAGGCCGTTGTTTTCCAACAGCTTCATGAGTTTTAAATTCGGCTTCAAAGCAGCCATCTTCTTGTTGTAATTGGCACCCATCTGCATCAGCGAGATGGCATCATCCACAGAAGTAACCGTAATTTCCCGACCATTGGCCCTAAATGGGGTCAATAGCCGCTTATATTCCGCCTCAAAGTCCACGGCAACAGGGTTTTCCTGCTCAACTGGGGTCTTTTCATCACCCTCAGGGGTGAGTTTTTCAATTACGGATGCTTTGTCTACCTGACTTAACTTTTCAACCGGTTCCTTGCCGTCTTCCTCTGACGCCGTACCGGCGTTTTCGTCGACAGCTGCGGAACCTTCCTCTTCTTGGGCGGGTGCAGCTACTACATCCTGTTCAGCAGGTGCTGCTACAGCTTCAACAGCCGGTACCCCACTGGGAGGAACAGCATTCAGCATGTCCTCGTCGGACATATCCAGATATGAAACCTGGTCTTCTGGTTTTGCGACTGGATCAGCCATTGTTCAGTTCCTCAACAGAGAGTTCTTCAAGAGCTTCTTGGTCGGAAACTGCCGACTTAGCTGCTAGAGACGCTTTAAAAGCAACAGTTGTGAAATACTGAGTCAATGCACCAATAGCATCTATTGATGCCATGATTGCTCGTTGCATATCCATTGATTGCATATTCGGATCAGCTTTCAAGTGAACCAACCGGACTGCTTCTTTTTCGAAGTAGCCAGTCAAAATCACTGTTTTGAAGTCCTTATTACCGCGTAGTCGAGTTAAGGCATTACCAAACTCAATTGCCTCCTTCGCTTGCTTAATATTTCGTTCAATTGACTGAATTGTTTCATTGCTCATTGTTCTACCAGTGCTTCCCAGAGTTAATAGATTAATTCAATTGATTTAATTGATTGCCCCGAATATATCAGGTTTTAGCTGCTTTGCTATTCAAATAGTCTTTTAATAAAGAATGTTGATTATTTTCTCGTGCCATTTGTTGGTCCATTGCCTTCAATTGCATATTGCCTCTAGCTTGTTCCCCAGCCATTTGCAGACCTCGCTCTTGTTTCACACCTGACTCTTGTTCAACAAAATCTAGGTCAGCCAGGTCTGTGATGGACTTCAGGTGACCTTGCTTGACTTGCTCAGTGCCTATCTTGGAACCAGCCAAACCAGCATCAGCTAAAGTCTTCTGGGTTTTGGCTTGGATCTCTGCGATTTCCGCCTCAAGCTTGGCAACAGTAAGTTCCTGCATCTTCTGAGCCACCGGGTCAGGTTGCGGCTGGTAGGCCTCAATCTTTTTGGCCATATCAGGCATCTTGCGCAAGCGAGCTATGTCAGCTAGGATCATTTTGACCATTTCGGGGTCAGCGTTGGGGCCAACAGTCTGTAATAGGAATGCTAGTTGTTGGGCCTTGTTATCATCTTCCTCAGCCGTGGAGATGGACAGCTTTAGATCAAAGCTACCTGAAAGATCATCCTTGCGAATCTTGACAAACTCGTCGTTGGTTACCCGAACCACCTCTTGATCAGAGAGGAATACAGCATTCATGCTAATGAGCTTGCGACCAATCTTAATGACACCACTAGACAGCCGCCGCAAAATACCAAGTTCCCGCTTGGATGCAGCATCTAGGGCACCACGCACACCGACTGCAACGTCACCCAAATTGGCACCCGAAACGCCTTGGCTCCAAGACTTCACACCCGTGAGGGATTCTGCCTCCATGTTCTGTAGCTGCAGCATGAACTGGGCTGAGTTGGGAATCTCCGGATAGGTGTGCATGTACACACCCTGGCGTGGGTCTACATTGGGGTTGTATTCATAGTCCTGACCTTTGTCGAACTTGCGTTTATTGGTTACATCCAACATGTCTTTGCGCAGGCCAGTCTGACCATTAGCGGACTTACCCATGATGTCAATCATGCCGCGAGTTACAGCACCAATAACCTTCTGGTTATCCTCTAACAGAGCACCATCAGGCTCACCATAGTTGTTACGACGTACCGGTAGGTACTGCTCAACAACAAAGGGAATGGCTTTGTCTGGGAATGGGTTATCTTCCATGCGAATAATAGTGTCTCCCACCCAGGCAGCGACGATTGGCTTAACCTTGCCAGAACCATCTACATCACGAAAGCCCCAGTACTGGTACACCACAAACTTCTTGCGGGGCTCATCGCTGAAGTTGAAGGTCTGAGTACCTTGTGAGGAGTTGTGGTCTGGAGTACCCAGGATGGAGTTGGCACCGATGTTGATGCTGTCCAGGTTCTTGTACTTACTATCCTTTCGCAGGGTGGCCAGACAAGACTCAAAACTCTCAATAGCAAAACCAGCCTTGGCGTAGTCGCCCATGCAAGTGGGATCAAACACCACATTGCGCGCGTCGCAAACCTCAAGAGTTGGGACATTTTTGACAATACGCCTACGCTTTTCTTCTTTTTGCCCCTTGATCACCGGTTCAATAGGTTGCCCATTTGATTCTGTCAAATCATGGGCTTCCTTCAGTTCATCCGGCACATCGGTATCATACTGACTGGGAGAGTTGGCCTTTAGATCAGCCAGATGTTGGTGTAGTGGTGCCAGTGCTGGGTTGACCTGGAATTCCACATCAGGAAAGTTGGCGGTGTACTCTTCATCTTCAAAGTCCCAACCAACTTTAACTACCACCGTGCCCTCGTCAACCGCAGCACGAACGTACTCATCAATGAAGCGAACCTTGTCGATGACGTTATTGAACTGGTGATTGAGCAGCAACTGGTTTTGTTTGGCTGCACCCCGGTCTTCCCAAGTCACAGGATTTACATTAAACACATCATCTGTACTTAGGAATGGTTCACTTAATGCGGCATAACGCCACTCCGCCTGTTTCCGAATTAACTTCGGAACAATACTGGAATTGCTCTCAGCCGTTTTAATCTTGGCCTTACCAGTAATATTCAGGTTGTCCAACCATGTATTGATTTGCGTGACCTGAGCATCATGAATGGGTTTGGCATCTGTCAAATCCTGTTTCAATTCCAGTATTGTTGGCGGTTTAGCCCAATTGGTAAGCGGCTTAGCTTCTAATTGAGAACTGTCGGCAGTGGCTTTGGTATTTTCAATCATAGGGGCTATTGTCTTCGATAATTAAACAATTCTAAAAATTAATTTGGAATTAATACAATTACAGTAATTAGCCACCAATTCATAATTGGTGTTAAGCCCAGCCACTATTTCTAAGACGCGTGTTTTGGCTGCCTTGATCTACACGCAGGTTCATTAACTCGATATGCTGACAGGCTTGTTCATACTTAGCGAAGTAATTGTTGCCAGCCAAGCCCTCGAACTGGCCCGCACCCATAGGTGTCATGGCCCGGCTAGCCACAAACAACAGCAAGGGTTCCAGATGACTGTCGGGCAACTCTAATTCCGTAGCTGTAGGGTCAAATGCTGTCAGCCCGATGGTGATCTTCGGGTGATTAGCCCGATACACCAGCTCTAGCTTATCCGTTTTAAGCCAATCAGGTAATTCAAAGACCTGAGCTACGATATCAGCAGGAACGCATAGTGCAGTCGCAGTTGGGGTGAATACCGAATACACGTTCGAGAGATCATTGATGGGCAGCTCGGCGCCATCGTCTGTCAGGACTCGCTCAATCTTAAGCACATCATTGGCAAAAGGGGAAGTCACCGTATCGAGTAGGTATTTTACAGGCTCGACAGAGCCCTCATTACTTAGAGCGAACTTGTTGTTGATGTTGTAGGTCAGCAACCCTGCCGTCAATTGCAGGGACAGTCGGCCCTCCTTTAGAGGAAAGCGTTTGTACAACGCAGTCAGCCCCAGGTTGACGTGTGCCAAGACCCGTGGATAGTTGGTTACGTCAATGACACCGGGTTCACCACCCCCCATACTCAGTTGGGAGAGTTCACCATAGGTCAACTGATCGAAGATTTCTTGGAGGTTCATGGGTATTCCTTAAACAATGTACGAAGCCATGCGATCGGTCACCGTGTCATCCACGTCAACATCCCACATACCATCACTCTTACTACTGGCCACCAGCGGTGCTTCTTCCGAAGGCTTCCACGGGGTCAATGACGACAACATTGAAATCGTGTCAATGAAGTCATCGTGTTTACTCCTGAAACCAGACACCGAAGCTAGACTCAATTCATTGACGGCCTCAGCCATTGGTGCCTCGGTCTTGCGCTCGATCGGGAAAAATATCTTGCGTGCCTTAAACAAGGGCACTACGGTATTGAATCGAACCAGCTTGTTGGTGTTAGGCCGAATACCTGGCTCACTGCCATTATCCTGACTAGCCAACGGGAAAAAAATGTTGCGTTCTAGCATTTGTCCCTGAACCCAGGTAATAAAGCCACCTTGCTGGCCACTGACCTCGATCCCCACTGACTGCGGTTTGTAGGTCTGAGCCAGTCGAAATAGGTCATCAACATTCTTGTCCATGAGCTGGCGTTTGCAGACACCATCGATCCAGAGCCAGTCACCTACATTGTTGTAAGCCCAGACACTGATCACTGAGAAGTCTGCCTTTTGTTTTTCACTGGTGGCAAAGTCCGTAGTAATGTAGAAGTTGAACCGACTTTTGTTACGAAGTACCGCATCCACCTTATACCAACCAATGTCACCATCTTGGATCATGCGGTCTTCTTCGCTCATAATCCGTAGCATTAACTCTTGGTTAAAGGTCTGCACCATGCCCAACTTGATTGCCTCGTCATACTGGGTCTTCACATAGGTGAAGGTGAATCGATCGGGCCAGCTGCTGCGGAAATCTTCCTCTAGGCATGGAAATTGCTCGCAAACAGGGAACACATTGACTTTCCAGGCACCGGATTCCACTGCCTTGTACAGTGGATCCTTTGCGTTGAAGGGAGTACCCGACCAGATAATCATGTTCTTGGTTGGGTGCAGGGCATAGGTTACTGCTTTGTAAACCGTGTCTTCCACAGCCGAGATGACCGTCACCGACCGGGCATCCTCATCACTGATCAAGTCATCAAGCACTGCTAGCTGAGGACGGATGCCCATTTCCTTGGCACCCCGGACGCCGGTCTTGGCACCATATCCTTTGACGATGAACACCTTGCCATCTGCATTCTTGAATTCCCAACGGATATCCGTGAATCGAATCTCAGGGATGTATTCCTTCAGGAAGTCGGAATTATCCCTGCGAAACTCCAAGTTCTTGCGCATGTTCTTGACGCCGTTCTCGATCGAGTCGGAGACGTACAGCGCCAGATTAATCTTGCCAAAGCCAGGAATCTCACCGTAGACTGCAATGTACAAGAACAGGTATTCACCCATCACAGTAGTCTTGGCAATGCCACGATGACATAGGTTGACCACACGTCGGCCGCCATCGGTTATGGTATCCAGCATCCGATAATGAACCAGTGGTGTTTTGTGCTCCTCACCCTGCGCACCACTCACCAACTTAATGAAAGTGACAAACTCCAGGGCGAACTCACTCGGGACATACTTGGGATCAGCCAAGTAATTTGTCTGGTTAAGATAGTCCTCAACCTTCCAGGGAGCAAGTGCTTTCTCGATGAGATCAGCCATCAGACTCTAGTTTTCCAGGAACCGAAAGGACGAAAGGACGGGTTGGTGTTTTGACCCAGCATTCCCAAAGCGGCCATGAAGTCAGGGCGCTGTACTTCAGGTGGGGCGTACACTTTGGGTTCATCATAAGCTAGGTCAGCCGGTTGTACCGGAGCCTGCGCTGCACGGTAGTTGTCCAGGAAGGTCTGGTACGCATCAGGCTGTGCCACCGCTTGGGGCAATGGCTCCGTAGGCGCTTGCGCCTGAACTAGAGGAGCAACAGGTGCCACGGCTTGTACGGTTGTGGCAGGGACCGGTGCAGCTTGAGCTACAACCACAGGGGTAGCCGCAGCCACGGTAGGTGCGGCGCTAGCCTTGGGTACGCGAGCTGCAACCTGAGCACCATACTGCAGCGTTGTTGGAGCATTCGGGTTACGGGGGTCAGATACAGCAATCCCGCGTCTGGCTTTCTCCAAGCCAACCGGGCCACCATAGTAACCGGCTGCAGTCAGGGCCGGGTCACCACCTGCAATCTTGCTCATCTCACTTAGGTATCGGATGCCAGCCCTGGCGTTATGCATCGGGTCTTTGATATTCCAACCGGGATCAGCCACACCAGCAAAGGTACCAGGCAGGATCTGCATCCCACCAGTGGCTCCAGCATTGGAAGTTTTGGTGTTCTTGCCACTACCACTTTCCTGCCGGTAGATACTGCGAGCCACATCGGCCAAGCGACCTGTTACCCCTTCGGCTGCTAGGGCATCCTCAAATAGGTTATTAGCCATAATTAATTACCCTTTTGAACCAAATGAATTGGTCTAGTGTAATTGAATTAGCTCACCAATTACTTTTCCTTTTGGAGATCAATTCAATGAATTGCCAGCCGAATACAACACCAGTGGTAATTATCCCAAGGTCACCGTCAATTAATGACACTAGGGCACCAAGAAGCAGGCCTGGAACCAGGGAGATAACTGCCATTAAAACCAGGTAAATTAGGTTGCCTTGCATATTGCCACTTCCCGTGCATCGACATCGATCGTCAACTTGGCGTGGGCCACCTCCTGTGCCGTGGTCTGGCCAGACTCCATTGATAACCGCTGGTGCCGGGCCAACTCCAAAGTCGCCGCCCTTAGTGCAGCAATTGAGCTGTCCTCTTTCATCCCAATGTCCAGTTCCACCTTTGCGACCTCGGGCATTTTCAAATGCGTTAACAACGAGTTAGCCGCATCAGTCCGTACTTTCTCACTATGTGCCGACACCATTAGTTCAGCCTGAACATTAAGAGCCTTCTGGTACATATCCTGGTTTAGTACGTAACTTGGAATCAGCGTCTGCTCAAAGATCAGATTTACCAATTTGCTCTTGTTGTACGCCGTGACGTAACTAGCGATGTCCTTGGCCTGCACACCCTGAGCCACAAACCTGGTGTACTTGTCTGGGAAGGTTTTAGTGTAGGCCTCAATGTTGGTGCATCCCATGAGCTTGTGACTCACATACCGCACTGCATCTACATAGCCCGACACCTTGAACCGACCATCAGCCATGACTCTGGTGTAACTCAACAGATTGTCCCGGTAGGCCTCAAACATCTCGGGATCAGCCAGTGTGTTATTCACTGAATCAATCAACTCCTGGTTCACTGATTTCTTCACCTTATCGGGTAAGGCCAATTGGAATTGTTCAAGCGTCAGAGCAGTCATTGGTAATTAATTGAGTTAAGGTATCGGGTGCCTATAGTACATCAATTAGGAATAGGGGAATTTCAATAAAAATTATGAGGGATCACATTTTGTAGAAATTTTATAAAGGAGGATGGGTTCAGGGCTTATAGGCCGTAGGCCTATACACAAAGATACCCCCCCCCCATACCCAGCTCCGCTGATGAATTGGGTAGTACTGCCCTTAACCTTTGGAGATATATATCATGTTCAAGATGTTGGCGCAAGCCTGGTTAGCACTGGAAGTTCTGTTCAAGTCCTTTGAACGTATTGCCAATTCAATCAACAACCTCGCAGAGTGGGGTGAAGAGACAAGCGCATCCTTCGTGGATGAAGCACGTAATACCCGGGCTAAGGCCATGGTATTGGCTAAGAAAGACTTAACTGCTGCTAAGTAAACCAAGCTACCCTTCGGGGTAGCTTAGGTCATTACACATTTACACAAGTAAAGACAGTAGTCATAGTGTACTACGTTGTGTATCTACATAGACAGTAGACTATTAGGATCCTATTATCTTATTGTATTAAACACCAATGGTGTTGATTATACATATAGTTCTAATGTTGTCTACTGTATTTATATAAAACTTTATAGGGTTATAGAGATAGTAGTTAGTTGAGTGGTATTACATAGTTCCACTATGTTTTACCCTATCTTAATCATCGCCTTTTAATCACTTATATCAATCCGATATACAGCCTATATACAGAGTACTTTGTTATGGGCTCCGCCCATGTTGTGGAATTAATCTATTCAACAACTTTGGAGTACTTCTATGTCTCGTGAAACTGCTCTCTATCTCAATACCACTGCCTATCTGGTTGTGGCGTTGGTCTGCTATTGCCTCACCCTTGGCTATGTCTAAGGTCCTTGCCTTGTTAGCTGTTAAAACTAACACCCGCCTTCTGCTTGCTACCGAACTTGTAGCACGTAACACCGAGATTGCAGCATTACGTCTTGCACTCTCAATTGCTCAATCTAAAACCTAATCCAGGAGTTATCTCATGTCATTTAAACCAACCCTCGAAAGCCTTGCCCTTCATGCCAACGAATCTGCTTGTAACAAGCATGGTCTTGCACCCGATTGCCGGCTTTATGCGCAAGACATCGTTGACCGAGCATCCAACAGTGAGTTCCTAGCCATCATCAGTGATGCGCTGGATGAGCTGCTCAGTTTCCCCAAACCTGCCTTCAGTGAGTAAAGTAGCAGTCGTGCAAGACTTCTTCTACACCGTTGCGACCCTTGTCATCTTCGCCTTCATTGGGGTGTTGCTGGCATGGCGGGGCTAAAGCCACAGATACACCTACTCTGTCAGTTAAGCAGCCACCTATGTAATACGCAGGTATTCCGTGGATGGTTGCTATACAACATGTCCTACAGTAGAAACATATCTATCCCCACAAACCTGTTCTATCTCAAACTTGTCAACAACTAACACCCCTACACTCTTTGCACGCACCATAGCAGTGCTATTGGGACGGTAAATCACAACAACTTCGTGGCCTCCGGCCATAAAACGGGCAAATCCTGCCTGTCAATCTACTTTTGGAGTAAATCTCATGGCCTTTCAATCCAACACCGCTTCTGTCACTACCGCTAACGATAGCTGGAAAGCACAAGGATTTCTGAACTTGTATCTGCCCGCCAAAGATGGTGGCAAGCGCCGCAAATTGGGCGCAATTCCCTTGAAGGAAGCCAAGCCTGCTGAAAAGCTGCTTATGGCTTGGCTGAATGAGGATCCTGTTGGCAATGCTGCCAAGATCCTGGCCAAGCTGGAAGTCGAGTACCAATCGGCATCCCCAGCGGATACCGCAGGCTTCGCGCTGGACTAACCACCCAGCTGCTTTGACCGTCACTGATCTACCCACGAGGTAGGTTGGTGACGGTCTTTGTTTTTCCCCTGTTTACCTGTTACGTTGGGCCAACCAACACAGACAGGGGACAGAAAACTTCAGCTAAGACAGTCAAGCATTGTGCGCTAGCCGTGTCCTCCGGACATGCGGTGGCGTTGCCTTGCTTCGCTCCTCAATAAACCAACCTGGAGACTGTTATGCCTACTCTTGAAGAATTTAATGCCTATGTGGCTGCATTGACCCACCATGACTGGTACTTTGACTACAGTGATGACATCCGTGTCTGGCGTGCTGGCAAAACAGCACATACTGCCCTGGAACAGACTGCCAAAAAGCACAACGAATACCAGGAGGCTTTCAATGCCTGGTCAGCACATGTCTACCAAAATATGTCCAGCATCGATCTCAATGATCGGATCCAGGGCATCCGTGGACAGCTTGCAACACCAATGGCGGTCTGAGCCATGAAAGAATTCAAACTGATCGTGGCAGGTGGGCGTGACTTTAACAATTATGAGTTGTTGCGCAGAGCCTTGTTTGCCATAGCCGATGTTGAACTAGCTGACCGGGAAGTAAGTATTGTCAGTGGCATGGCCAGAGGAGCTGATGCTTTAGGTGTTCGCTTTGCACGAGAAAACAACGTGAAGCTACACGAGTTTCCGGCTGACTGGGATCGTCATGGCAAGTGTGCTGGATTCATCCGTAACCATGCCATGGGTGATGTAGCAGACGGTCTGCTGGCTTTCTGGGACGGTCAATCCAAGGGCACCAACGACATGATCCAGTACATGCAATCTAAAAGCAAACTAGTGAACATCGTCAATTACTAAAGGAAGGCGCACAGATGTGCGCTTTCTTTCCCTTTCTTCAACCTTTTCTGGAGTACTTATGTCAACTGAAACCATGCGAGAAATTATCCTCCAGGAGATGAACGAAACTCGCTACAACCGTAAGCATATTGACGTAAAGATACGCACTGCTATTGAGGAAAACCCTACCATGATGGCCAAGGTTGCTCGGGGTATCACCCTGGTACAAACCTACATAGCAGAGACGTATTACGACTCCAAAATGGCACGTATTGCCCAACTTCAAGAAATAGACATCCCAGTCATGGTGATGGACATTTTTGTTGGTATTGCTTACGCACTACGGCCAGAGCTATTTACCAGCGTTTCGGCCCAGCTGGCATCCCGCCTGAAGTTCAGTGATCGCACCGAAGCAATCACGACTGTTGCAGAACTGATGGCAGTGTTGTGCCAGACCGACGCCTTTGACATCACCAAGGAGAACAAAATGGCCAGCTTAATGGTGGTATCCCGGATTCCGCTTGCGGACAGCCTAGTTACCTTCATTGAGAACAGCCAGTTCCTGCCACCCATGGTGTGTGAACCTTTGGAATTAACCCATAACTACAGTAGTGGCTACCTGACCCATAACGACTCACTGTTGTTAGGGTCTGGCAATCACCATGATGGCGACCTCTGCTTGGATGTGCTTAACACCATGAACCGGGTGGCATTGCAGCTCGATACGCAGTTCCTTAGTACTGTGGAAGAGGAACCAACCTTTGAGCTGGATAGCCAGGTGAAGACAGATCAGTGGCAATATTTCAAGAAGCAAAGCTACGCCGTATATTCCCTGATGGCACAACAAGGCAACCGCTTCTTTTTCACTCACAAAGTGGATAAACGGGGCCGGATATACAGCTACGGCTACCACATCAATCCTCAAGGAGCAGCCTTCAAGAAAGCCATGCTGGAGTTTGCCCATGAGGAATACGTTGATGGTGCACCTTGAGTAGGGTTCTGGTGTTCTACGCAGGGCTGCTCTATGGGGAATACACCAAAGACAGCTTTAGAGCCCTTCAGGTTCAATGTGATCTTGAACTCTACAACGGAGGCTATGTTTACCAAGCCGATGAGCGTAAATGGTATCAAATGGATAGCACACCATTCCCTACTGGTGAAGTTCCCAAAGCACTTTTAGCATCTATCTTATTATTAACTTAACCAAGGAAACAATCATGAAGGACTACAGTGGCTGGCAGTGGCTGCTCATTGATGCAGCAAACCAGTATGGCAAGGACAAGCTTTTGTTTGAAGAACGTATCCAGTGGACCGAAGCCAATCTCAATACCCTTGAGACACTGGCTGATCAAGCTGAAACCAAGCCTTTGTACATCAAAGCCGTGATGGCTATTCGGAAAGCCCAACAAGGCTTACCCACCGGTCACATGGTGGGTGTTGATGCCTGCTGTTCGGGTTAACTTTTAGCCCCTTTATTCAGTAATGAATATCGAACACTCCGTGAATTGCTGGGAAATCTGACTGCCGTATGGCAAAAGACAATCAGCAGCCAAGCCTTAGCGGGAACGCTTTGGAAGGTTCAACGACTAGGACATACCGCCCAGACCGGGAGATGAAGTCCATAGGTGGCAAGTGCCACCGAAGTGCGGAGCGCCCTTATTCAGGGCGAAGATATAGTCTCGTCTGCATAGAAATATGCAGCAGAATCTGTAGATCAGATGGTAAAATATGTACTTCAGAACATGAAGGATACCTATGAACCACTATGCCTACTTACTCACGTTTGCCGATGGTAAAAGATACATCGGAGCCAGGTCTACAACGCTTGCGCCAGAGCTAGATACTTGTTATCTGGGCTCAGGCAGAGCTTTGCCAAAGGACAGGCACGACCTACGTGATGTAACCAAAGTCATCTTAGCCACCTTCCTTACCAGGGAAGATCTTATGGAGTACGAAGAGTTCTGCATAAGGATCAACGAATGCACCACGTCACCTGACTGGTTCAATCTGAAGACGACAACACATGATAGGCATGGGTCAGAACCATGGAACAAAGGTACAACCGGACTACAAAGTAGCACTAGAGAAATATTTTCTCGGCGCTATGGCAATGGTTATCGGACACCTGCACAGGTGGCTGGAGCTAAAAGTATGCGTGAGAAGCTGACAGGAATGACCAATCCTGACAAAGCTCATCACGGTACTGACAATTCTGGGTTTAAACCTTGGTACTACATTACCCCTGGTGGTGAGTACATTGAAGTCCATGACAAGACAAAGGGAGAAATGGCAGCTGTTTTTGGTGTTACTCAACGTCAATTAATCAACAGATTCCATTACACCAATGAGCATCGCCCAGCCAGGTACCCAATCCTGCGCGGCTATACCTTTGGAAATCTCCCACGGCCTACAGAATCGGCAGAAGAGTAACGACCTTTTGTGAAGAGTGCGATACAAGTTATGTCAGCCCTTACAGGCTGCATTGCCGGTGCTACAGCAACAGGTCTTGTAGACCCCAATGTCCGGGCTGATGCTTATACCAAGACCACTTCAATCATGGATAGCATCCTCGGTGGTGGGTTGGTGGTGTCAAGGGCAGATGCCAAGCGTTGCCTGATGACCTCCTATTACGGCTCTAAGCTCGTACCCAAGGAAGTCTTCGGTGAAAATACACCTCAGCTCAATGCTTTTTACCAGGCTGCCAAACAGGTCGCTCCAGGGGCCTGGGAGCTGCTACAAGACCTATTGGCGTCTTGGCAACCCTATGCCCTTGTCCACAGCTGGAAGCTGCCAGACGGCTTTGATGCTCGCATCAAAGTCATGACCAAGAAAGAGGTACGAATCGAGATCGACGAGCTTGATCATGCCACCTTCAGCTATGAGTTCTTTGAAAACCAGGGCTCAAGGGCAGGGCTTTCAAACGTGGCAAATTTGACCCACTCGGTCGATGGCTATATTTTGCGATGTATGCACCGGCGCTGCAACTACGATCGTGAAATCGCAGAAGAAGCCAACTACATCATCGAGATGGAGCTGATCCAGCGTAGTCTGGGTGTGACCCGTGACGATTTGTATCTTGATGACAAGGTAGGCTATTACCGCGAACAATATGCCCGCAGTACCTTGGCTGATATTGTCATCCTGCCTTATCTGAATGAAGACACTGTGAAGTGTCTGAGCACAGAGCATATCAAGGCCCTGGCTGGCATCCTTGAAGGGATGCTGCAGTACGAACCCTTTGATCTGGTAACCGTGCATGATGAATTTAAGGCTCACGCTAATAACGTGAACCATGTACGCTACCAGTACAAAGAGATACTGGCTGACATTGCTGACAGCAATGTACTGGATGACCTGTTGAGCCAGATCAACAACAAGCCAGGTACCTTCAACAAATTATCACTCAACCTGGGTGATCTGATCAGGAAGAGTGCTTACGGGCTTTGTTGATCAACATGTGGCCATCCGGCCACTTCGTGAATTGGAAGAATCCTTCCCAACTATGACCACATCCGAAAGGATGCGGTCATTTTTTTTGTCTATTGAATAAGGAGCCAATCGTGGGCTTAGATATGTTTGCCATGGCTGTTCCAGCTGCTGTAGCTGGGAATCAACAAGTGGATATCACGGCTGGGTCTGAAGGCACCCAGGTTATTAAACTCGCTTGCTGGCGTAAGTTCAATCATCTACACGGTTGGATGGAGAAGCTTTACCGAGCTAAAGGAGGCACAGCCAAGTCCTTTAATTGCACAACAGTGCGTCTGGACACTGCAGATCTGGCCGCTCTTGAAGTGGCAATCGGCGATCCAGAAAAGAACTTACCGCCAACAAAAGGTTTCTTTTTTGGCAACGACCAAATGTATCCAGAAGACATTACGTCAACCAAGACATTCATCACCGATGCCCGTAAAGCAATCGTGGATGGTCAAGCGGTCTTGTATGACCGCTGGTGGTAGGCCACGCATAAGCAGCCACCCAAGTCCTGCGGCTGTCCCATGTACAAAGCAGGGAGCAGCCAACGTAAAACTGAAGAACGTGCCACCAAACGCGCCCTAAAACAGGGCAAAAGTGAAACCATTCTGCCTTCATATCGCGGCAGTTATACAAACTAACAACATGAAACCTCAATTAGCCAAAGATGCCATTATTGAAGATGTGCGCTTCCCCTGCTGGGTACAACCTAAGATTGACGGTGTGCGTGCTCTGAACTTCACCGGTCGATTGACAGGTCGTAGCCTGGATGAGTTTGAGGGTTTCGGCATCTCCGACTACTTCAGCAAACCCGAGTTTGTAGGTCTGGATGGCGAAATGATTTTAGGCAATGATCCCAAGTCTACCGAGCGTCTGTGCTCTATGACTACGGGTGCCATGGGACGTTTCAAGGATGTCACCGAGATGCCTGACCTGCACTGGTGGGTGTTTGATGACTTGGTGCAACCAAGCCTTGCTTACTATGATCGTTACAGCATTTTGGCTGCGCGTGTTCTACAGCTGAATCATCCACGCATTCATCTGGTGCCCCACCAGACTTGCTACACCATGGCTGACTTGGCATGGTGGACTGCTCACTGGGCTTCTGCTGGCTTTGAAGGCACCATCATCCGCAACCCAGATGCACCCCATAAGGAGGGCAGGGCGACTAAGAAAGGACAAGAACTCTGGCGTGTTAAGCCCTGGAGCGATGCCGAGATCCTGGTCACTGGGATCACCGAGGGCAACCAGAATGCCAATGAAGCCAAAAAGAACAGTCTAGGTCGCACGGAGCGTAGCTCAAGTGCGGCCGGGATGTTGCCCAATGGGCAAGTTGGTTCAATCCAAGGAACCATGCTGGCTGACTTCCATGACCCATTGACCGGCAAGCTCATGTTTGCTAAAGGTTTACCCTGCACTGTGGGTAGTGGTGAGATGACAGTCCCTGAAGCTCTCTACTACTTCCAGAACCCTGGTGAAATTGTAGGCCACATCGTCAAGTTCCAACACATGACCCATGGCGTCAAAGACCAACCCCGATTCCCTAGCTATATAAGCCACCGACTTCCACAGGATATTTCATGAACCAATAAATCAAAGTACTCAATCACGGACTTGTCCGTCTCGTCGAATCAATGGGCAGTGACTTGTCCATAGTTAGAAGCGCCAGGGTTTCATACGATGCTGAATGGCGAGCTGGTGAGGATGAAGGCAAAGATGCCAAGCTGATTAACTACCTGGTAAAGAATTACCACACCAGTCCACTGGAATGTGTGCAGTTCACCTTTGAGGTGAAAGCGCCAATCTTCGTGCTCCGTCAGTGGCATCGGCATCGCACATGGTCTTTTAATGAGGTATCTGCCCGCTATAGCGAGCTACCAGAAGAGTTCTACATTCCAGAAGTAAGCCAGATTACCACGCAGAGCCTAGACAACAAGCAGATGCGGACTGACACGGAGCATCCACTGGCTCCGTACCTTCAAGACACCATTTCCGGTCAATGCGCCAATGCGTTTTACGCGTATAAAGAGTTGATTCGTGCGGGCTGCCCCCGTGAGTTGGCCCGAGGTGTGCTACCGGTGAACACGTTCTCTCATATGTTCGCCACGGTCGATCTTCATAACCTTGCCCACTTTCTCCGCCTACGCCTTCACAACCACAGCCAGTATGAAATCAGGGTTTACGCCCAAGCCATGCTGAAGTTGATCGAACCCATTGTTCCGGTGGCTGTGGCTGCACTTAAAAAGCATGTGTTGATATGAAGGAAGACATCCCATTTCAATTCTGGTTGGCCAGGTGGTTTGGGCATAAGGTTGTACAGACCTCTAAGGATGGTATGTTGACTGGTTATGAGTGGCGAGGCCATCTGTTTGTCACGGAGTGCATACCAGTAAGTGTTTCTCCGCCCTTGCCGAGAACTTTTGAGTAGTTCTCCCGGACTTCTCCGTTTTCCACAACCGATAAGCTAACTTTTTCAAAAGACGAAAAATGGCTATACGGTGCCGATACCCTAACCAAAGCTACCAATGCGCAAATTTAATCACATCCCCTGGACCCTGCTGTTGCCTACAGTGGCCGGCATGAGTCTCTTGGCAGCCATGCTTGGTCTGCTGTCCATTCTCTTCCCAAGGTTGTCCAAATGAACGAGCCCATCAAGTCCGGCGACACCTGCCTAGTCATCGGTGGCTTAGGTCGTGGCAAGAGCCCCAATATGGGCCAAGAGGTCAAGGTGGTGTTTCTGCAAGGGGAACACAGCCAGCATGGCCGTATCTGGCGCTGCAGCGGTCCTAATGTGAAACAACTCACAGATGCTGGTGCCTACCAGATTACTGGCTGGGCTGATTTTGCTGCGAGCTGGCTCCAAAAGACCAAGCCAGACAGTCTTGACAAGAGCGAATTCAAAGAGCATGTCTTGAATAGTGAGGACTGACATGAGCTATGGACCATGCATCAACGGCAAACAGATGCCGATCACGCTCTGGAAAGGCTCATGGGCACAGCAGCAGGAAAAACGTGGGCTGGCGCCCAAGCCTGCACCGCTGGTTCACAACCTGCAGTGGCCCTTGGGATTTACCCCAGCTACTACTCCACCCAAAGTAACTGGAGGGTGGTTATGAGCCTTCATGCGGTGTTCCTCCGCTTTGCCCCTGTGGCCCTCCGGGTTGCCAAACTTATCGTAGTCGTTGCACCCCATGTATTAGCGGCTTACCAATATCGACAAAAAACCAAGCTCCCAGTGAATAGAAAGCAAATCAAATGAAAGTCAAATGTTTTGATGCACTGTCCAAAGACCACATCTGTTTGGCCTACAGCCATAAAACCATGAATATAAAAGAGCTGGCCGAGCACTTTAAAACATCTGCCCGCACCATCGGTCGGGTACTTGAAGAACGCGGTCTGGCCACACCGGTGCCCCGACTCAAAGGTGAGGCCTATCAGGTCATGCAATACCTCAGAGAACATGGGCTTGATCTCGTTGGCCTCAAAGCAGCTATGTCAGTACCAGCCCTAACACAGAACAACATTCAAATTTACCTGAACCAGTGTTCTAAGCAAGACCTGGCTTCCTATTTTTATACCAGCGGTTTAGTCAAACTAGCTGAAATTGCTCAACAAGCTCAAGCCAATGCCTCTCAACAGCAACCCTTCAAGTACTAAGCCAGAACATCTAACACTATTCCCTACCATGGGTAGCGTGCAGGATGTCATCGATTATGCTGAATCCAAGCTCCCCATCAACACCAAAAATGATGTCGTCACCTTGCTTGGGACATACCACAACACCCTACTGAAAGCAATGAATGCCACCACCAGAACTAATCAACGCTATTGATGCTGTGCTTCCTGTGCTAGCTTCTGCCATCGTGGAATGGCAGCAAGAAAACTCACCAGAAACGCTGAAAAAACGTGTCAAAGATATGTTGGATGCCAACAGCAAAACAGCCACCTTGAAGCTACTTGGCTTTGACTGCCGATACGATAACGGCTGGGAGCTTGATCACTGTAACGGACGCAGCGGCAATTCCACGGCTGGTGACTTCTTTAAAAATGTCCAAGCCACTGCAATCAAAGAGTGGCTAGCAGATATTGGGATGCCAGTGCTTACCCCCACTGAGAAAGCACGGCTCACTAAGTCATTTCACTACGAATACCTTAATTATATGCAAGGAGAAATTCGAGAAATGGCAAGGAACGCCGCAGATACCCACTTGAAAGAGCTAGTCGATGCACTAGTGCTACCAGTTAAGGTAGACAGTCACATAAAAGCGATGTGCCTCATCAACCCAACACCACTACCTAAGGAATAACCATGCAAGTTCTGCCCACAACTGGCACTGCGACCCAAGTCAAAATCAGCCAAGCCATCTCGATGATCACTAAGTACATCAAGGCGGGTCTTGTTCCCATGCTCAGAGGCAGTCCAGGCATGGGCAAGTCATCTATCGTTCATCAGATCGCTGCTGAGTACAACCTCAAGGTCATTGACCTGCGGCTAAGTCAGTGTGACCCTACAGATTTAATGGGATTTCCAAACATCAAAGGAAACAAAGCTGGTTATGTTCCCATGGAGACGTTTCCGATCGAGGGCGATACCATTCCTGAAGATTACTCTGGCTGGCTACTGTTCCTGGATGAGTTTAATGGTGCTTCCATCGCTGTTCAGGCTGCCGCTTACAAGTTGGTGCTGGATCGCATGGTGGGTATTTACCACCTGCACAAAAATGTAGGCATTGTTTGTGCTGGCAACCTGGAAACAGACAACGCAATTGTGAATCCTATGAGCACAGCCATGCAGTCACGCCTTGTTCACATGGAGCTTGTCTCTGATGTCACGGAATTCACCGACTGGTGCGCAGCAAATAATATTGACCACCGAATTAGTGACTATGCCAAGTTCAAACCGGGCAATGTATACGCTTTCAGTCCAGATCACACTGACCACACCTACGCCTGTGGGCGGACTTGGGAATTTGCTAATCGAGTTCTCAAGGCCACTACCGATGATGATCCTGACCGCCTTCCCATGCTGGCCGGCACCATCTCCGAAGGAGTGGCCAGAGAGTTCATTGGCTTCTGCAAGATCTACCAGGACTTGCCCAAGCCAGCCCAGATTGCCATGTCACCGGAAACTCTCAAGATTCCTGATGAGCCCAGTATTCTATTTGCACTCACGGGTTCCATTGCTCACAACGCGGACAAGGATACCTTTAGCCAAGTCATGAAATACGTTAATCGGATGCCCCCCGAATTCCAGGTGGTCACCTTGCGTGAAACTGTGCGCAGGAACAAATCCCTGATGGGCCATCCTGCTGTGCAGAAGTGGGTCGCGGAATCTGCTGCGAACCTCTTTTGATGATTACGGGGGAAAGTGGAAGCTGACAGTATGTATCTCGTCCGTACAAAACAGCAGTGAAACGATTACCCCGACCTAGCAGCGGTAATACACGATCCACCAGTGTGAGCTGAGTACCCTCAGACGGTATAGGCAAGCAACAGCACAAGAACATTCGTGTGACAGGCTGGAGAGACAGCCACTATTAACCAAGCCACTTAATCAGTGGCTTTTCTTTTGAAAGAAGCAAATGGAAACTACCATTGTGACACGCCCCATTAATTCTCCAAATGATACTGGGAGGGTTGGTTTACTCAACCCTAATTTCAAGTATGTCAGTGCTGCAAATACAGATATTCGCAAAACATTTGAACGAATCAAGCAGGAGCAAACCAATGAGCGACGTAACCACAGTTACGCTGACCGTACTCAGTAGTCAAGCGAAGGCAGCTAAAGCATTCGCCAAGTACAGCCCCGAGGAGGAATACTTAGAAGATTCTCTTACCTATTTTATTTTCTACGAGGTGAATGCTGGCGATTTACCTTTCCTATCGAAATTGGAAACTGCCGGTATTGCCTTTGACAGCAACTGGAGTCATGGAGATAACTACGGGCCAGGATGCAAAAGTTGTCGGTTTACCTCTACAGGTGACATTATTATTAAGACCGTTTATGACGGTGATAGTGCTGTTCCGCTAGACGCCCTTCTGCCTATTCTCCAAGACCATGCTGCATTAATCAAGTGTATTAGGCTGTGCCAAAAACATGTTGCTGTATTACCTTGGGACGACCAAGAGAAATATGGCAAGGTTTACCTTGCTACTAAGTTAATCAATCCAAGTTAATAACAGACACGTCCCGCGTCGTGTGATATTGGGGCCATAGGGCTCCTTTTTTATTTAAGGAACCCTATGACAACCGTTATTAATAACGACCATATTATGGCGTTGAGTAAAGCCAAGATTCAATTAATGGCCAAGGCCGATTCTGCATTTTTTACAACAATATGCTTCTCCTTGCGTCACAGTTTTGATGACACAGTGTCTACTGCCTGCACCAATGGCAAATATATTAAGTTTGGTACCAAATTCTTTATGGACTTAGATTCTGAGGAGCGGGTATTCCTGTTATTGCATGAGACGATGCACTGTGCCTATTTGCACATGGTTCGTAGGATTCCCGGCGCCTGTCCAGATCGCTGGAATATCGCCGCAGATCATGTTATTAATCTGCAACTAATTGATCGCGGCTACAAAATGCCTAAAAATGGCTATGCCGACCCACAATACAAAGGCTTGTCAGTAGAAGAGGTCTACGCTTTACTCCCCAATAATCCTGGCAAACCCAATATGCAAGATTTGGTTCCGGGTGATGGTGACCCCGAGGAAATGCAACGCACGATGCAGGACATTCTGGTGCAAGCTTCAATCCAGTCCAAAATATCTCAGGACAAGCCAGGCACTATTCCCGGTGAAATCGAGATATTTCTAAGCCGGTTGCTTAAACCTAAGCTGCCATGGAACCGGATATTGCAAAAGTATCTCCAGGCCTTTGCCAAGAACGACTATACCTGGCGCAAACCCAATCGCCGGTATTTTCCAAAGCACCACTTGCCGAGTATGTACAGCGAGAACCTGATGAATATCGCAGTAGCAGTAGATACCTCTGGTTCCGTCAGTGATGCTGATTTCCTGCGCTTCGTCTCAGAGATGCATTCGATATTGCGAATGATGAAGCCGGAGAAACTAACGCTGATTCAATTTGATACTGAAATCAAATCAGTAAATGATATTGGAAGCATTCAAGAGCTAATGAATGTGAAATTCACCGGCCGTGGGGGCACATTAATTAATCCGGTGCTGGACTGGGCCAATGTCAATAAACCCCAATTGCTATTGGTATTCAGTGATGGTGGCTTTTATTTTTATTCTACTGAAAGCAAAACAAACACGGTCTGGTTAATTCATGATAGTCCGGCATTTGTTGCACCATTTGGTAAAGTTATTCACTATTCAATGAAAGGATAAACATGACCTACGAAGAAGCACTTAAAAAAGTGCAAGCAACCAAAGAAAATTACATGACCTTTGAGCTGTCCTATGACAAGAAAATCATTCTCCCCTATAAGGATGGGATTGCTTTTCTTGTGGCATTAAGTAAGGCTGAACAATTAAAAGAACCCTATGGTGGGGAACAACATCGTATTACAGAATTCAATAGGGATACTATTTCAGCCAGGCTGCTATCCCATGACGAATACATCCGCATTAAAATTGCTGCCTTACTTGGAGTTAAACCTGAAGAGGTTAATCCCGAAGTTTTGGTGGCCTAACTAGTAAAACAAATGAACACTGCACTTGCACAACCTGAATTCACTCTGACTGTTGACCAACAGGGGGCTATGGACGCTTTGTACCAATTCCTGTGTGATCCGATCGAAACAGTCTTTGTGCTGTCGGGTTACTCTGGTTGCGGTAAATCCACCCTGGTTCGTACCCTACTCGATTGCTTACCTGGTTTCATGAAGACCGCCCGATTGATCGATCCAAACCAGCGTGAATATGCGGTGGAACTCACTGCCACGACCAACAAAGCGGCTGAGAACCTAGCTACCATCACTGGCATGGAAGCAGGCACCATTCACTCGTTCTTGGGCTTGCGGGTACAGACCGACTACAAAACCAATGTCACCACACTAATTTCGAAAAATCAAGAGGTCAAGGAAGGCTACCTGTTGATCATTGACGAAGCTAGTTACATTGACAGTCAGCTTCTGAAGTACATCTTCAGCAAAACCAAAAACTGCAAGATTGTCTTCGTTGGGGATCCAGCACAACTAACTCCTGTAAAGTCTTCTGGCACACCGGTATTTGATGCCAAGTTCTCTGGTGCAGCTTTAACGCAGGTGGTACGACAAGCAGAGGGTAACCCAATTGTGGACCTGTCTACCAAGTTCCGCCACACCGTCAATACCGGAAATTTCTTCAGCTTCAAGCCTGATGGCCACCACATCCAGTACCTGGATCGTGATGCCTTCAACACAGCGATTGAAGTGGAGTTTGCTAGACCTGACTGGCGTTACCAGGATTCCAAAATATTGGCCTGGACCAATAAGTGTGTAATTGGTTTTAATCACTTCGTGCGTAACTATGTGAAGGGTGACCCACAATTCGCAGTAGATGACTACGCGGTGTGCAACTCTTTTCTACAGCTCGGCCGACAGTCCATCAAGACTGACCAACTGGTTCAAATCACTGGCATCTCAGAAGAGATTGAACGGCTGGGTGTACTGGGCAATGCCTTTACCATGAATCATTCCATGCAGGCCTTTATGCCCAAGACCTTGGACTCCAAGAATGCTCGCATTCGTAAAGCCAAAGCGGAGAACGAAGTGCATCTGATTGCTCAGATCGAGTCGGAATGGGTTGACCTCCGTGCAGCTTACGCGAGTACCATTAATAAATCGCAAGGGAGTACATATGGAAAAGTATTTATTGACCTTGACGATGTGCGACGCTGCAATAGCGGGGAACAAGTTGCCAGGATGTTATACGTTGCCGTTTCTAGAGCAAGAGATAACGTGTACTTCACAGGTGACCTGATTTAATAAAAGTGATTTATGGCTAAACTTTTTGATGCTGTCGGGCATCTTTATGGGCGTTTGACCGTATTAAAGAGTCTGGGAGTTCGTGGCAGAAAACAGTTTGTTTTGACACAGTGCTCCTGTGGAAACTTATTTGAATCCGCAATAAGCAATATACGGTCAGGAAACACCCTTAGTTGTGGATGTCTGCGTAAAGAAGTTACATCAGCAAGGGTAACTACCCATGGTTATAGAAACACTCGTCTATACCGTGTATACACAGCTATGGTGCAAAGATGTACTAACCCTAACAACAGGTCTTATCCCCGCTATGGTGGTAGAGGCGTAACTATTTGCTCTCAATGGGCAGTGGATATTGAAAGCTTTTTGGCATGGGCAGTCAGCTCAGGTTACTCAGATGAGTTAGAGCTTGATCGAGAAAATGTAAACAAAGGCTACTCTCCAGAAAACTGTAGATGGGCTACTCCAACTACCCAGTCTAGAAATCGGCGTACACAGAAGCACAGCTCTATATATACAGGAGTGCATTTTCGCAGCGCGAAAAATAAGTGGGTGTCTGCAATCACGGTAAATAAAAAGCGCATCACCATAGGCAGTTTTGACACAGAAGAGGCAGCATGGAAAGCACGCTGTTCATATATCGACGCCAACAACTTGCAAGATTTTCAAACAAACAGGCACCCATAAAAAGGGGCCTACTTACTAGGCTTCAACATGGCAGAGCAATTGCAACACGATCCCCGAACCAAACAGCAGATCAAAGATGTTCTTTACACCCATTTGTATCAGCCAATTGAAAAGCAATTTAAACAGCGACTCAATAAGTTGATCATTAAGAATACGATATTGAGTGGAGCTTCGCATCAGTCCTTTATGTACAGAAACGTGTTGTACAGCTGTGATACCACACCTTTGCCACGCAAGATAAACCGGCTGGTGATTCAACTCCAACCGGCGATGAACGAATACCTCAAGGAAGTCAAGCTGCTCAACGAAAAAGAGCTACCTTTCGTTCTAGGATTCATCAATCAGGTGCTTAATTCCTCCAACGAACTGCATGACTACCTGCGCTTACTTCCGCAGGCTGTTCACCACCCGTTGCAGGCCTTAATCAATACTTGTCCCTGTCGTGGCAAATGCCTCTCTGACGAAACCATCACCCTACTCTGTGACAAGAACCAAGCTTCTATCAATCTGATGAAGTCTCGCATGGTCACTAACCTGCTCATTTAAGGAAATCAATGCGTCACCACTTGTTCAGCGAACAATCTACTGTGTGCCCTATTGCCCTCCTCGTTAAGCGTACTAGCTTCAACAAACAAGACTTAATTACCAACTATGTCAATCCCTTGGCTCAGCTCGGCATTCAGGCCAATGAAGTGATCGCTTTCACCTTGAGTTACAACGAGGTGGGCAAGGCTCCAGCTGTGTTCATCAAAGAGTATTTGAATAAGCTTTTGCCGGCACTAGATTCCCTGGGTGTGCAGCACCTATACGTAGCCGATTCCAGCTACTTTAAGGTGCTGGCCGGTCAGATCAAAGCTGATCTACATTTCGGATACATCTTTCCTTGCAAAGTCAAAGGCTTTGAGCACATGAACGTGGTGTTGGGTCTGAACCATCAGGCACTGATCTTCAACCCCTCTTTGGGCGCCAAGCTTGATCTGAGCTTAAAAACTTTGGCTTCAGGGTGTAAAGGAAGTTATACAGCGTTAGGCACGGGAATCGTCCACTCGGCACAGTACCCAGAAGGTACTCAGGCCATTGCTGCAGCGCTTGAATCGCTACACCAGTATCCACGCCTCAGTTGTGATATTGAGGCCTTCTCGCTGCGTTTTAACGAAGCAGGGATCGGCACCATTGCTTTTGCCTGGGATCAGCACAATGGGGTTGCTTTTGCCTGTGACTACAAGCCAATCCTATGTCAAGCGGATATTGACCAGGCACCTGATGACTGCAAGGCTCTATGTGGGTATTTCAGAATTAATCAGGAAGTGCGTGCTCTTCTAGTCAAGTTCTTCACAGAGTACCAAGGAGAGTTGACCTGGCACCAAGCACCTTATGACTTAAAAGCCATTATCTGTGCTCTGTGGATGGAGGACTTGCTGGACACTAAAGGTCTGCTGGCTGGGCTTGACATCATGACCCGATCGTTTCATGACACCAAGATCATTGCCTACCTGGCTCTGAACTCGACTGCTGGAAATGCACTAAGCCTCAAAGCCCTGGCTCAGGAATTCGCGGGCAACTGGGCGGTAGAGGTTAAGGACATCCGCAAGGTGCCACTGGACAAATTACTCCAGTACAACTTGGTCGATGCCCTGGCCACCAACTACGTCAAGGACAAGTATTACCCGGTGATGGTGGCAGATCAGCAAGAAGAGCTTTACCACTCTCTTATGTTGCCCAGCCTCAAGCTGATCATCCAGATTGAGCTGACCGGGATGCCGCTGAACGCCGCTAAAGTACAAGAGGTCAAAGGCAAGCTGGAAGCGATCCAGAAGAGTCATTTCGATGTGATTCAAAACAACGGCGTGATCAAAACCCTAGAACTGCTTTTGCAAACCAGTGCTATGGAAGCAGCCAATGCCAAGCTAAAGGTTAAGCAGCATCCCTTGAGTAAGTTCAGTGATGTGTGCTTCAACCCGAACTCCGGGCCACAGTTGCAGCGGTTGCTATATGAGCAGATGGATTTGCCAGTCATCGACATTACGGACACCAAGCAACCTGCCACCGGTGCTGAAACCATCGAGAAGCTAATCAACCACACTGATGTGCCCTCTTACAAAGAGCTGCTCGGTGCGCTGATCGGTCATGGCAAGGCTGCCAAAATATTGTCTACATTCATCCCTGCTTTTGAAAAAGCTATTCTCAAGAGTGATGGGACAGTATGGCTTCATGGCAGCTTTAACCTGGGTGGCACAGTCTCCGGTCGGCTAAGTTCGAGCGAACCAAACCTGCAGAACATCCCTGCCAAATCAGTGTATGCCAAGCTAATCAAGGAATGCTTTGAAGGCCCTAAAGGTTGGCTGTTTTGTGGCGCGGACTTCAATTCACTGGAGGACATGATCTCGGCATTGACAACCAAAGACCCGAACAAACTGAAAGTCTATGCAGGCTCCAAACAGTTTGATGTGACGGTTAATGGCGTTACCCATCGAATCCGTGAGGAAGATGTAGTAAATTATGATGGTCAAGAACTCAACGGAGTGGAACTATATGAAAAGCTACAAGGTAGCAAACCACGAGATGTACGCTATTTTTGAAAATGGCGAAGTGCATTCTGGAAAACTTGATGTTGTACTCACTCAACGAACCAACCCCAATGGCTATCAAATAGTCACTCTAGATGGGAAGCAACTGTCTATTCATAGACTGGTTGCTTCCCATTTCATCCCAAACCCATACCAGTACCCCCAGGTAAATCACAAAGACGGCAGCAAAGCCAACAATCATGTGAGCAATCTTGAGTGGTGTTCTGCGGAATTCAATGCACAACACGCTTTAGAAACAGGCTTGCGTAAAGGATTTGTTCACGTTGATATACGCAGGGTATTGCTTGAGAGGGTATTGAATGGGGAAACCGTTATGGACATTGTTGGGAAAGTTAATAACCACCCAAATACACTGAACAGAATGCTTCGCACCCAAGCTGAGAAAGACGGAAGAAAAGAAGAGTGGGTAACTGAAGCTCAACGCAAAAGAAAACTCACTGCACTGAAAAACCTGGAAGGTGTAAATGTTAGATATTAATTCCACAGATGTGGTCAGCATTCAACAATTAGAAAACACCGATGGCTATGACGGCCATGCTCTGCGGGCAGTAGTTTACTTCCGTGACCAGTTGCCTGGCATTGACGTGAATGATCCGAAGGCCGTGAACCAATTGAAAAAGAACAATCATCCGTTGCGCCAGGATTCCAAGGCTCCAACCTTTGCTTTGACTTACCAGGGCACCTGGCACACCCTGGTGAATAACCTGGGCTGGCCGGAGGACAAAGCCAAAGCTATCGAGAAGGGCTACCACGAACTGTACGTGGTGTCTGATGAGTACGTGCAAAAGCGTCTTCAACAGGCATCCAAGGATGGCTATGTCGATGTGGCATTCGGTCTTCGAGTTCGCACACCATTACTGTCACAGGTGATGTTCAACGGACCTAAGATGCCTTATGAAGCAGCTGCTGAAGGACGCACAGCCGGTAACGCATTGGGCCAGTCATACGGTTTATTGAACAACCGTGCTGCAGTGGACTTTATGCGCAAGGTTTGGGCGTCCAAGTACCGCTATGACATCCTGCCGGTAGGACTCATTCACGACGCTATTTATTGTCTCGTTAAAGATGAAGTTGACATTGTGGCCTGGGCTAACCGTGAACTAATCCTCTCTATGCAATGGCAAGAACTACCCGAGATCCAACACCCCACTGTGAAGTTAGGCGCTGCTCTAGATATCTTCTGGCCCAACTGGTCAAAGGCTACCACCATACCTAATGGTGCTGACAACGAAACCCTTATCAACATTTGCAACGCCACCAAGGAAAAACTCCTGAAGGCAGTATAAAGGAAACCAATGAAGAAGCTATTTGCCTACTTAAATGGAATGCTTGAATTCCGCAGCAGCTACACGACCAACTACAAAGACTACGCCCTGATATGCGCCTACGACGAAGGTCGTGACATGGCGCACTGGCTTACATTTCGGAAGTACGAAAGTGAAAACTAGCTATACCGAAGACGAACTACGCCAGTTCAACAATCTAAGGGTTCAAGGTTGCGCAGTCTGTACGTTCTTACCTTCAGAGCTTGGCTCAATGTCAGCAGACAACGCTGAGCAGATTATGTGTTCAGCGGTTAATGACCAAGTGGAAGTGCCCGACCCAGAGCAAGACGGCTACGATGGCTCTGAAGACCACAACACGGAAGATCGCAACCCAAACCGCAACGGAGATTCCAGGTGAAAATCAAAACGAGTGAACTGACCGGCACGGCGCTCGACCGGGCCGTGGCAACAATTGAAAACATTGGGTGTTTTCCACCACGAATGCATAGTGGCAAGGTTGTTCCCACAGACAATAGTGCAGACTGCTATTCCCCCTCAACTGACTGGGCCCAAGGTGGCCCAATCATCGAAAGGGAACACATAACGGTTGTGTTCCGGAACTCTGTATGGGTGAGTGCTGCGTGGTCAGCACGCATCAGTCAAGATGACAAAACGGAGTACGGTCCAACACCCTTGATTGCAGCCATGCGCTGTCTTGTTGCCGCAAAACTGGGCGATGAAATTGACGTGCCGGGAGAGCTGACATGAAATCTCGTCCCGTTACTCGCATGGGCTGGCATACCCACTATGCCAGGCTCTACAACAAGACCGGCCGCAACAGCGCGCAACACCTGGCGTGCTGGTTCTTGTTGCTCCACTTGGCATTCGATAAGTAACCCCCCACCAGCCTAACAACCTCAAGCCCACTTTGGTGGGCTTTTCTTTTGGAGAAACCAAATGACAGAAGAACAACAGCTTGAAGACGCTCTGATCTTTCAGATGGCCGAGTATTACTATGCTGAGTGACACCTTCCTGGCCTCAAATGAGATACATGGCTTGACCAATAGGGTCAAGAAACACGCCCAAGCCAAAGTGCTCAACTCGATGGGTATTGAACATAAGATTCGCCCGGATGGCAGCATTGCTATCCTGAGGGCACACATCATCAAGGTCTTTGATGGCAATCCGGATCCTGTCAAGAAAGCCCCCAAGACTGCCAGTCCCAACTGGGGTGCCATCTAAAATAGCGCTCCCTAATGTATCGGAGATTGAAATGAACAAGCAACAGTTAGAGTCAATCGCAAAGACCACACTAGGTAAAGTCGTGCCGTTGAACCAAGTACTTACGGGTTTTCGTTACGTCAAGCAGGCGTTTGATCACCGTAAGAGTAGCCGCTTAATGTCGGCTGCTGGTGAGATATTCATTAGTATTGATGGGCGTTCATTCTGTGGTAGGCCAAAGCACCTCGCATTGGTGGCTATGCCTGTTGATCAGAATGGCGCCTGTACAGCGTTCGGTATGGGCATTGCAGACGCCCGAGCGTCCACGGCTTATAGAATCATTGCCTGGTCTGAGAACGTGTCACTTGTTATGGTCAATGACCCCCACCAGGTGGCGGATCAGTGGTTGTGCTTTGTTCCCACTGATGAGGTAGACAAAGCAATCAAAACAGCGGAAGCTGCTGCGAAATACCCAGGTTGAAAAGAGCACTATGGCCAAGCCACGAAGCAAAGAGAACCTGGGTCTGCCGCTACGGTGGCAACTGACCCATGGAGCTTATTACTACAGAGTCCCTCCGGGACTTGAGGCCCTTTGGGACAACAAAAAGATGTTTCGCCTGGGCACCAAACTCAACGAAGCATCCCAGGTCTGGACTGCTCGCATGGCTCAGGTTGCTGGCCCCATCGATGTCAGAAACATCGGAGATCTACTAGACCGTTATGCCCGCGATGTCATCCCGACCAAGGCACCAGCCAGTCAAACTAGTAACCGAAATCAGCTTCCTAAGCTGCGTGAAGTCTTTGGTTCTATGCCACTGCTGCCTTTTAAACCACAGTTGATCTACCAATACGTCGACCAGCGCAGCAGGAAGAAAACAGATCCCATCACCGGCAAGGTGACTGGGGGCAAGATCGCTGCTCATCGGGAAATAGAAGTCCTGTCTCACGCTTACACCAAGGCTGTGGAGTGGGGCTACATCGACAGGCATCCTTTTAAAAACGAAGTTCGTCTGGAAGGTGAGCGCTCAAGGGAGCGCTATGTGGAAGACTGGGAAGTTGTGGAAGCACTGAAACTGCCAGCCTTGAGGCTATCGGGCTCGGTTCTCATGATCCAGGCTTATCTGCGTATCAAACTACTCACTGGGATGGCTCAGGGTGACTTGTTACGATTGCAGCCCGAGCTGCACATCAAGGAAGACGGCATCCACAACCAACGCCACAAGACTGCAGGATCAACTGGCAAGCGCACCATTTACGAATGGAGCCCTGAGCTACGTGCAGCGGTTGATATGGCACTGAAGGCCCGTCCAAGCGCTTCTGCACACCTGTTCTGCAACCGTGACGGTAAGGGTTACATCAATGAGGCTAGTGGCCGTGCTCCAGGATGGAAATCCATGTGGCAACGGTACATGGCAAGAGTTATTGAAGAAACCAATGTCAAACAACACTTCACTGAGCACGATCTTCGTGCCAAGGTGGCCAGTGATGCTGACTCCTTGGAACATGCCCGATCATTGTTGGCTCATGCAGACAGCAGGACCACCGACCGGATTTATAGACGAAAAGCAGAACGGGTTGCACCACTTCGGTAGGCGTAACATGCACACCCACTCACAAAGGAATCCAATGAAATTTACCGGTATCGCCAGTTTGGCAACCTTATTTTTGGTAGGCTGTGCTACGCCTACTTCACAAAGCGACATCGACCGTTACGCAAAAACGTACTATCACTGCCATATATGCGCAGCAGCTGGCATGCTTGACCAGGAAACTGCTGCAAAAGGGATGGCCTTCATATCTAGCAATGTTTACAGAGAAGACACCCCACGACTTCAAGAGAGTGCCCAGAGATACGCAGCGATGGGCGTCAAAGCAGATCAAAAGAATTGCGATGATCTTCGCTTGCATATTCTGGAAGCAGTGGCCGCAAAAAGCATGAAACCTGTGGCCCCAACACAGGCCTATCAGGCTACTTACACTAACTGCAATACATACTTTGGGCAGACCTTTTGCACCACGTATTAATTCATTGAAATTTGTATCATTGCCAAAAACCAGTTATATATAAATCAACGACTTACGAACGTCACCTGCATCCCGCTATGATACAGGTCACTTTCTTGAAACCCGCATGGATACTGGGTTTCTAGCCCTCGGGTCAATTGGCTACGAACCAAGGGGTCGTGGGTTCAATTCCTGCCAGCCGCACCATAAATCGTAATGAAATCAAGGGCTTAGAGAGAAATCTCTAAGCCTTTTTTTTTGGTTTGTATCACAAGCGCTCGATTGCATCATAGAGCCCGCCCACTTCGCCCTTGCAGGGCTACGTGGAGCGGGCTTTTCTTTTATGAAACATCATGTCCAATACCAAACCAGCAAACGCTTTCAGCCCTAACTACATCAGTGAGATCGTTCCCTTCCGCCCAGCACTTTATAAGCGACCCGTGCCGGTACAACCGCTTTACAACCTAACTGACAACATTGCCCCCAATGAAAAAGGCAAACGTGCCAGGCTATTGAAAACAAACATTTGACTCATTTGTGCCTTCCCAATCCCTTTGAAATTGATTCGACTAAGGCCGGGGAAAGAACTGTACTATCCCAACCCCTATTGAACTCACTGGAGAATTGACATGGCTACCTATTTGGAATTGAAAGCGCAGGCAGAAAAATTGCTGTACGAGGCCGAGATTGCACGGCAAAGTGAGATCACTGAAGTCATTGCAGACATCAAAATGAAGCTGTCCCTTTACGGACTGACCGTGCAAGATCTCGGCCTGGGAGATATTCCAAGTAAACGCCATAACGCAAGCAGCCAGATGAAATACCGTGGCCCTAATGGCCAGGAATGGGGTGGTGGCCGTGGTCGTAAACCCGATTGGGTCTTGGCCGCTTTGAAAGAAGACAAGAAACTAGAAGAGTTTGCCATTTAACAATAACACAACAGAGAAATCAAAATGTTTACTTTTGTAGCTGGATGGATGTGGGGGCGCAACGCCAGAGTTACAGCGTATTCTTTGGCAAAGGAGCAAGCATGACCACAGGTAACAATTACGTTTTATCCATTGCGTATCTGGCGGGAACACACGACGCGCAAGAAGAGCTAGAGCGGCTTCGCGCCGAACGCCGCACAGACGAAATTTTGCTTGAAGCCGCGCAAGCCTCTGCTGCGCGTGCATGGAAAAAGTGCGAGTCGCTAAAAGCAGAGTTAGATGAATCTGCGCGTCTGCACGGCAAAGGTGCGAGCCGTGAGGCAGCGCTACTCGGAAAACTCGATAGGGTAGCGCGTGAACTTGCGTATATAGAGAGCATCAGCAATGGACAAGTACAGCGGGTAGCGCATCAAGCTCTGGAAAATTTGGCAGATCAATCAGCCTCCATAGGGGATCAAGCATGAATTACGTTAAGGCAATGAAACAAGCGCTCACGGCGCTTGAGAACTCGGTGGACTTGGTAATAAACGAGTACACAGAGGCTGTTAATCTGTATGGGAAATACCCAACGCGTGTAAAGCGTATTGAAGGTTTAGCCGATCTGCTTAATGATCACAAAGAAGCTATCGATACCCTGCGCCAAGCCATCGAGCAGGCTGAGCAAGAGCACAATTTAATTCCCTCGAATCCGGGGGAATTAGAAAGAGCTATTGCAGAGCGTGATGCACTCAAGGCAGAGCTTGGCGATCTACCAAAGACGCAAGCTAAATTGCTGCACGAGAACAAGATACGGCAGAATGAGATCGACAAGCTCAAAGCTGCTGCGGCTCTGGCATTAAAGGAGTTGATAACGGCAAATAGCGTGAGCGACATGGTTGGTGAGTTTGATCACGCCATATACCGACTGAAAGAGGCGCTATGAAGCCTTTGGTGATTTGGTTAATAAGACATAAATTTTTATGGTTGCTAAAGATAGTGGCGTATATAGGTTACCCACGTTATCTACTGTTTTACTGTGATTGCGCATGGGTAGATATGCAATCAGATATTAGAGCCATTGAAGCCTATAGCAAAGGAGAAAATTGTGACCCATAAACTCACGCACAACCGTGCCGCTGTAGTTGCACCGGCTATCAAGTGGATGCCCATCGATGAGCACACACCCATTGACAGCAAGATGTTGCTAATCAACCAGCGCCAAGGCATTGCTATTGTCAGTATCCGCCGCAAACAGGACGGCTGGACGCACTGGCACCCACTGCCCGTTTTTTCCGAGGAATAAATAATGGACATAATTTGTCTTGACTTCGAAACCTACTGGGCTACCGGCCACAGCCTCACCAACCGCTGATGATGATGATTGGCGTGATGCAGCAATAGATACCCAAGCAGCTCGACTGCGTGAAGTATGCACCGGAGAAAAACATGAACCAAATTGAAGCGATGAAACAAGCGCTTGTAGCGCTGTCCGGCGTGCTAGAGGCGCATCGGATTGATGAAAAAATACCAGAAAACAGGAGCCAAATAATATGGTTATCCGGATTACTCGGTTGAAAAGGAAACTCATGAAAAACATCTTTGCCTACACGGAACCGACACCTTCCGTTACCGGCTATCCCTCGTATTTGAGCGTGAACCACATTGACACAGAATCTGACAGAAACATTGTCTTCACAGTGCGCAGCAGTGGAAACAGCGGAGCACCTCAAGAAGTTAGGCTGACACCTGCGATGTGTGAAGCTTTGATAAGTGCGTTGGCGGCGTTTACGGCGGGCGCAGAACTTGAATCCATAAAGACAGTTGACAGGACACGGTCGCAATTATGCGGTGATATTGGTCGCGGCCCTGATGCACCCTACCCGGCATGATTGAAGCGTTTGAGGCTCACTATGGGCAGACATTCACAGACAAGGATTGGCGCAATGAGACTAGTATTTGGGCTGCTGCATGGGGCTATGCAGTACGCAGATGTAATGTTGTACCAACAGCGCCAGCGCCGATGACGTCGACTGAAATCCTGAATTGTGACGCGCACCCACATAGCATGTTTGACACTGAGCGTGTTGACTTCGCCCACGCTATCGAGCAACACCCCGGCATAGGGATCAAGCCATGATCCAACACAATACAGACTTGGAGCAAAGCCATGTGGAAAAATTTAACCTTCTTGATTGGCCTAGGTTGGCTACTGTACGGTGCCAAACACTTCAGCTATTTGGACTGGGATGTGCCCATTTCATTCTTGAT